CGGGCACAGCCGCTAATTTGAGCGGTACCCCTGCACTTCCAAACGGCACAACCGCGACCACCCAGACGGCGGGTGACAGTTCAACTAAGCTTGCGACCGATGCTTTTGTGCTTGCCAATGCCGGTGCGGTTTCCGGCCTCACGACGGGACAGGTAGCCATTGCGGGAAGTGCTACTTCAATCACAAGCAGCATCGCACTCGGAAATTCGGGTAGTGATATTCCACAGTTAAGTGGTGGCTTGCTGAATTCTTCAGTGATTCCGAATAATTCGGCGAACACGACCGGGTTTGCATCGAACATGGGCGGTGGAGCGCTTGGGTCAGTATCGTACCAGACCGCCCCAAATACATCGGGCTTTATTGCAAGCCCAACGACAAGCGGTCACACGTTCTTTCTCGGCTGGCAGCCAACGGGAAGCGCTATAGCCCCAGCCTCAATTGATCTTGGAACTTACCTCGGCTCCAACGTTACGGCCTCATCACCGATTGTGGCAACACCATCGACTCTGGGAACACAGATTTCCTGTCCGACATGCGGTACAGCAGGCGGTGGAACGAGCGTTGGCGTAAACGGCGGGTCTACGCTCGGATCTCTCAATATAAACGCTATTTCACCGGTAGCGGATGCCAATTATCTCGCGCTTCTACCCAAGATCTCTGCTGCAAATTTGATTATTGAAGCTCCCTATGGAACAGGAGCAGCCAAAGGTGTTCTTCAAGGCGATGCTTCGACCTTGAGTGTTGCGAGCGGAGTGATCTCCTGCACCACAGCGACGAGTTCGCAGGTTGGCTGTGTCAAACCGGACGGCACCATCATCACGGATATAGCCGGTGCCATCACGGTAGCGAAGGCAAGCAGTTCGATATTTGGTGTGGTCAAGGTAGACGGCACCAGCATTACCGCAAGTGGTGGCGTAATTTCTGCGGTTGCAACAGCACCACCATTTTCAGCGATTACTTCAGCTACTAATACGACTGCCGCGATGCTCTGTGGAACCGGTTGTAGTTTAGGACCGGCAGGTACGGGTAGCGTGACAGCCACTGCTCTGAGCGGAGCGGTTGTGCTGCCAAATGGCACGACGGCAACAACTCAGACGGCAGGCGATAACACAACCAAGGTAGCGACCGATGCATTCGTTCAAGCCAACGCCACACACACGATATGCAGTGGAACGATTACGTTGCCAACGACAGCTATTTCTTCAGGTGCTTATGCACTCGCGACACCAGCAACCTGCACTGGACTTTTGACCACAGACAATATTGTTCTGGATTTCAATAGCACGCCATTGAGTATCACGGGATATGAGCCAAGCTCCAGTGGAACGATCTTGACGATCTACCGGTGGCCGACGACAAACACGATCAATGTCGCTGTGGGAAACAGCACTAGTGGATCAGTGACACCGGGAGCAGCCACGGTTAACTATCACGTGTACAGGTAAGGTGTGGAATGCCAGCAGGCTCCTATTCTTGGGTGAATTTCGTGACGGCTCGACAGCAGCTTGCGCAGCGTCTTGCTGATCCAAATATGCTGTTTTGGAGCGATAATGAACTCGGAATTTACGTCCAGCAAGCATTGAGAATGTATAACGTTCTGACCGCATGCTGGAAGAAAGACTATGTCTTTAATAACGGGACACTCTGGAACAACCTTGGATTACTCCCTAACAGTCCACGTCTTCGCACCCTAACAGACACTTACGCCTATACCCAGATGGAGGCGATGCTGCTGGAGCCCATGAGCGGCAGCGTATGGACCGGAACAACTCAATTCAGCATTCAAGATCTCTCACAAGCTCTTCAGCGCAGGCGTGATGAACTGCTTTTGGTCAGTAATTGCAACCAGAGTTTGATGCCCGGTATTCGGCTTACGCCAAATACTCGCAGAACGGTGCTCCCAGACACGACGCTCGAAGTTGCACGTGTTCGCTACTGCCCGGTTGGTCCAACGAGTGGCGGATATGGCCAAGGCGGGTACGGGCAGGGCGGCTACGGCGGAGGTGGGGGGATGACCTACAACGTTACCCTCTATCGGGATGATGTGGTAGCTCAGGAGTTTTACGAAGCTGGCTTCTGGCAGGCACAAGAAAATATTCCTCAAACATTCATGCTGTCGTCAGAACCACCTCTCTCTTGGGATGTAGACATTCCTCCGACAGTGCCGGGGACCTATGAAGCCGTCGTACTTCAATCCGGAGCCCCATTTAATCCGCCTGCTACAACGCTTCTAGGCATCCCAGACGATTTCGCATGGGCTCTGGAATGGGGAGCGCTTGCTGACCTCTTGGGACGCGAATCTGAGGCCACAGACTACGAAAGAGCAGCCTATGCTTTGCGCCGGTACCAAGATGGATTAAATCTATTAATCAAGACGCCGTGGATCATGCTGGGAAAGGTTGATGGGCAGGCGGTAAGCATCGATTCGATTGAAGAATCAGATAGGTATCAGCCCGAATGGGATTCAAATCCTACCGGGTTTGGTCCAGTGATCGTAGCTGGAGGCGTGGACTTCTTCGCTTCTCCCGTTGGCCATAGCACTGGTTTGACCGTACTTGCAAATGCCCCAGTCCCGATTCTGGACAGCGATTTTGTGCAAGTGTCCCGCTCGGCATGGGACACGGTACTCGATATAAGCCAAAGCCTTTGCCTTTTTAAAATGGGTGGACAAGAATGGAAAGCTGGCTTAGAATTAGAGGCACGAGCAATTCAATTCTGTGCCGCAGAAAACGCTAGATTGAAAAGTTCAGGATCGTTTAGTGACATCATCCTTCAACGAGGCCAGAGCCAAGATCGCAGCCAAGAGCGCTATTCATCCGGGAGACAGAATAATGAGGGAAAGGGGCAAACCTTACTGGGTTGAGAATACCAAACAGCATACTTGGAGTAGAAAATTTATAAATTTAACTGGCGAACACTATGGCCGTTGGACTGTTTTGAAAAGAGCGCCTAATCGTGGGCGATACATATATTGGAAATGCCAGTGTGAATGCGGAACAATCAAAGAAATCAGCCGATGTAATTTGCGGAATGGTGTCAGTCAGAGTTGTGGTTGCTATAACGCAGAAGTCGTGAAAGAAGTTGACCACGGCATGAGCCATACTTCTGAGTGGAATAGTTGGATAGCTATGAAGGAAAGGTGTCTCAATCCAAATCTCCATCACTATAAAGATTACGGTGGGAGAGGAATTACCGTCTGTCGGCGATGGTTAAATAGTTTTCAGAATTTCTATGATGATATGGGACCATCTGGCGGACTAACCATCGAGAGAATAGATGTAAACGGCGATTATGAACCGGGAAACTGCAAATGGATTCCGCGTGGCGATCAAGCTAGAAATAAACGCAGTAGTCGAAGAATTGCGGCACTTGGTGAAGAAAAGCTATTCGTTGATTGGTCCAGAGAGTTGGATTTAGATCCATCGTTGTTGCATTATCACCTTGAACAAGGCAAAACAATAGAGCAGATCATTGAAGAGCGAAAACCGAAGGAGAAGCTGTGTTCTTGCGGCAAAACATACTTTACCATTAAGCCAACACAAAAATTCTGTACAGACAAATGTCAGGCAGATCAGCGTCAGAGGCGAAGACTAAAAGAAAAGCGAGAACGCGAAGCAGATCAGTTTATGGTCGTAAAAGGAGAGGGTGACTTAAAACGTTACGTCAGAGGCAAGAGAACGCGCAACGATGGTGATTTTAAGTGGATCAAGAGTAGAATGTGGGCAGCGATATTTGATAGGGAGGACGCGGAAATTGTTGCGTATCAGATGAAAGATGGTGCGACTATAGAACAACGTGGTGTATTCATCAGAGAACAAGAGTACAGCACTTCTAAATAAGCTTTCATCGGTCCGGGAGCCGGGTGAAAGTGAACAAGGTGGAGAACGGCTCCCATGGCTCAACCACAACAATACGAACGCGACAAAAACGGACAAAGATTTCAGCCGGGTGGAATAGACACTGTACACCCGCTCGATTCTCTTGAACCGAATAAGTATTCTTATTTGCAAAACATCCGGGCTCTTAAACAAGGTCAAATCGTTTCGCGTTCAACAGAGGGTGCAGCGATTTACTCTGCGCTTCCTACCCCGATCAACAGTCTCACAATTCTGAACGACACTACACCGGGTGGACCTGCGGGGGGCTTCATCCGGGTCATCGGTGCAGCAGGAGCGATGTATGTTGCTGGCAACAGAATAGGCACTGGCTATAGTGGAAACGAGATTGCCTTTTGCCCATTCCGCCCAAATGCCTCCGTACAGCCGTGGATATACACAGGAGATCCGTCAGAAGATGTAACGATTACAACGAAGTTTCTGATCGACAACGGACCGACGACTTACCCTCTTGCGGTTACTCCAACATCGTACTGTTTTGGCGCAACCAAGGTGCGGTCAGATGGTTTAATTTTTAAGACTGGTATCGAAGAGCCCCAGATTGCCCCGACAGTAACAACGCAGGACACAACGACAACCGGGACTGACGATCTTCCTGCCACTACCATCCCGTGGACGAACGTAGGCGGTGCGAACCCATCGCCGTATAACTACGGTCAGACAAATGCATCCGATGGAACGGCTCCAGTCATCATCACAGGTGATGCGCCGGAGTTGATTGCGGGTTCTACGATTACATTGACAGTCACCGGGACTGCAACAGTTAACGGTAATCCAGCGGCCACGCCTGCAACTGCTGGTCCTACTGGCCCAACGTATCCCGGTGGTACCAGCGGCATATCCGGAACTCCGTCCATCATTGTTGGAGCTTTCACTGACACCGCAGGAAATGTTGTTGCTCCGGGCGGGTCTCTGCCTCTCGTATTCTTCATAGGTGCCGGAACAACGGTAACGGTGCCGAGTGGAGCCTCTCAGCTTCAAATCGGTATTGATTCATCGGCGAACTCGTTTTCCGCAAATAGCGGAAATTTTACCGTCAATTGGTCGGTGACGGTAGCAGCGATTGCGACGGTCATTTCTACTCTTGGCAACGTGACAGCAAATGTTTGGGGAACACCTCCTCCCGCAGGCGGCGGATCTCCACATAGCGGTCCAGTTGGCGAGTACATCTGGAAGAATCCGAACGATACCGGTTCTGGCATGCCAAGATCACTGACAGATCCAGTCCCGGACACGTCACCAACCAACAACTCGTGGTCGATGCAATCGCCGACGAACAACACAACGCCGGTAAACTGGAATGTCCTGAATCCAGATGGATCAGTTGCAAGCACGATCCAGCTTTTCAATCCCGCCTTGGAAACAGAAGGGTATCAAGACTTCAACGCATGCGTGACTGGAAGCTTATTTGTTCCGACCGCTGGAACGTATCAGTTCTCATTGCAATACAAAGATCAAATCATGTTCGGCATCAGTGGCGGTGCTTCTGCGACCGTCACTGGTGGAGCAGCAGCAGTACCAGCATCACGCGGACAGACGATCACTGTCCTTAGTTCTCTACCGATTTTGTTTGTAGGAGGTGGAACAAGCGGCAGCGATACCAGTCCTGCGCTGACCACGAACCTCAATATCACATTCCCGGCTACAGGCGTTTATGACGTAGAAATCGATTGGGACTACTGGGACAAAGATCAGGCTACATTGATCATGACGGCGGTATCGACATCGCCGAACTCTCCGACAATTCCACCACTGCCGATTGGGGTAAGGACTGGGGTTTCATATCGCTATGTTTATCGGAGCACTGCAACCGGTGCGGTGTCGAACCCATCTCCGGAGTCACCAAGTCAGTCAACGCCAGTTCTTGCCAATACAGTAACGCCTGTCTATTCCCCAGACCCGCAAGTAGACGTGATTGATTATTACCGTATCGATGAAGGATTAGACAACTTCACGTATGTTGCAACAGGACCTAACACAGAACCGCCTACACCGATCACCGACGAATTGACGGACCTTGAAGTCGCGGCAAACCAGATTCTGGACTTCGATAACTACGAACCATTCCCCGTAATCGATCTGCCACACAAAGGAATCATCAATGTAACCGGTGGACAGATTACGTGGGTTTCCGGAGATCAATTCAACACTCGTTGGTTACCGGGAACACTGATTCAGATTGGTTCTCCGACGTCACTGGCATATTCACTCTATTCGAGACCGACTTCAACTACAACGATGATTATTCCGGGAGTCCCTGACGGAACAAATCTTGCCTACGAGATTCCTGAACCCGATCTTGCGGCTCAACCCCTGCCGTATCTATGGGGGCCGACAGACAACGTTGCGTATATGTTTGCGGTGGGCGATGAACTTAATCCCGGAACCTTGTATTTCACCAAGGGAAACAATCCAGATTCTGCACCACAGACGAATCAGATTCCCGTTACGTCTCCGGATGAAGCTCTGATCAATGGCGTAAAAACTGCCGCAATGTCGATGGTATGGACGGCAGAAAGACGGTGGCTGATCTATCCAACATACGATCAAGCACTGGCTACGGTAGAGGGCGTAGAAGGAACACCGTTCAACGTTGTTGAAGCGACAGGATCTAAGGGCCTGTATATTCCAAACTGCGTCTGCACAGACGGTGGGGATACAGCCTTTTTCCGCGCAAAAGACGGTATCTATGCCTGCGAATTCGGCGGTCAGGATGTTTGCATCACCAACGACATTTACAACCTGTTTCCGCGCGAAGGCGTTGTCCCTCAACCGATCACAATTGGTGCATACACGATCTACCCTCCCAATGACGATATTCCAGAGGCGCAGCAGCTAACTTACGCGGATACGGTTCTGTATTACGATTACGCTGATGCGACCGGAACTCCAAGAACGCTAGTATTTGACCTAATTGGTAAGGGATGGGTGCCGGATGTTTATCAGTTCCCAGTCACAACACACGCATGGGAGAAAGGTCCAAACACAGATACGGTAATGGTTGGCTGCACAGATGGAAGTGTACGGCTGTTTGGATCTGGCAACCCGGAGGTTGCGGTTTCCGTAGTTGCCACAGGGTCACAGAATGCTGGTGATGCACGCGCATTCAAGCGTCTTGGCGATATCTTCATCAAGGCTATCGTACAGCCGACAAGCGTGATCAATGTTGCTTTGTACGCCAACCGGTATGGTACGACGATTACTGGTTTTTCCCCAGCAGCACTAGCAGGAACCACAGGAGGGTTGCTTCCGTACATCATCGACTTCATCGATGGCTATGGTGATGAGTTGATCGACGTAGGCATGGTGCTCAATTGGCCTACAGCAGCCGGGAACGTCTTGGACCTCTGGCAACCGTCATTTTCAGTGTTCCCAGAGGCTACGCAGGATCGTCCAACTGTATGGGAGGACTGCGGAACGCCGGGGAACAAGTTTATTCAAGGCCTTCTTCTGGAGGCCAATACCTTTAGCAATGCTAAAGCTATTGCAATTCAGAGATCAGACGATTTCGCGATTTTCACACCGAATGAATCACCGATAACCGCTGCCCATCAGGTGATTATCCCTCTTACATTCACACCCCCGTTCCTTGCCCATCAGGTTAGAATCATCTCGACAGATGGAGTCCTCTGGCGTCATGGTCCCGATCTCGGATGGCAGTGTCAGTGGGTTATGGAGCCGTATCCTGAATCCGTGGTCGAATGGCAGAGTGAATACACATCACATGGTTTAATGGGATGGCAACATATTCGTGAAATGAATATCGCATACGCGTCCACGACTGATCTCACTCTTGAACTCGATTTTCGTGGTGGACCGACAGATGGACTCCCGACCATTACATTGACCATTCCGGCATCTGGAGGATTGCAGACGAAGTATAAGACGCCGATTCCAGCAAACAAGTTCAAACTGATTGCTTACCGTTTGAGTTCTGCATCGCCATTCTTTCTGTTCAAGAGTAGGTGTGAAGCAAAAGTCAAGTGGTGGGGCAGTAGTGCAAACTACCAAATTATCACTCCTTTTGGAGGGCCGGAAGGATCACCAGATGCCGCTATATAATTTGAGGTCGTAGAATGGCAAAGCACATTACAATTCAAAAGCGCCGCTGCACGCGCTGTGGAGCGGTGCAGATCAAGCCGCCAGACAACGGTCTCTGCGCTACATGCGCTGCACGAGCACAGCGGAGGGCAAAATAAATGTCAACTCCAGCGCAGCCGTATTATCCGCAAGTAGACAAGAGTGTGGACCCGAAGGTGACCGTTCACATCCAACGGATCTACCCATGGTTGAACAACAATGATAGGGCTATTGTCCTTCTCAACTCAAAGGTGGCAGCGCTTCAGAAGACTGCGGCTGCGGCCACAACGACGACCACATCTACGACATCCAGTTCATCATCGAGCAGTGGCGGAAGCACGAACAACTTTACAGGGTTAGGGACAACGAATAACCAAGAAGCTGCCACGAGCTATACCCTTCAACAAACTGACTCCGGCGCATTGATTGTAGTAAACGATGCTTCGCCCGTGGCGATCTCGCTGAACAGTGTCATCACCTCACCGTTTTTATGCTTTATTACGAACCTCGGTGCTGGGCTCTGTACCCTCACCCCGACAACAGGGACAGTCAATGGTTCGGCCTCGTTCCCACTACCACAGAACTACACCGCTATAGTCGTTTACTCAGCAAGCTTATGGTGGGCTACTGCGTTGCCCGTTGTGCCTCAAAACACGCCTGCGGTTGCACATGAGTGGATCAATGCATATAACGCAAATTCGGGGACATTCAGCCAGACGCAACCAGCCTTTACAGACTTAAGCGGCAATTTAGCAACGAGCCAGCTTCCTACCGCTGGATTGAGTGTAACGATCACGACTGCGGCTCTGACGGGTGGAGGGACGCAAGGTTCAATGATTTTTACGAACGGCATACTCACTGCTCAGGTACAGGCCACTTAATCCGCAGCTTGTACATGAAGGCGGTACTTGTCGAGGTAGGCGGTGGCTTTTTCGCCCCATCCGGGAATAGACTCTATACGCTCTAAAGCAAGATTGCATGTACTACAAAGCAATCCACGACGACATTTGTCGCAGGCGCGACCAGCTTGTGGACAGCATTTATGATCATGGTCAATATGGAATCTATTCCCTGCTCCTTTTGGAACTGTTGTACCGCAAATAGCACACCCGCCGCCTTGGTCGGCAAGTTGTATTTCATACCATTCACGGCTGGCACTATAGCGATCAAAATGTAACTCTTGCGACCTTTTCTTGACGTATGTTTTATTGGCTGTACGCCAATCAAGGTTTTTCTTTCTATTTAGTTCCGGAGGACGCGGGTTTACCTTCCACCTTTCTGCGGAGGCGAGCCCTATGCATAATTTGCATTCACATCTTCTTCCATCAGACGAGAATTTAGTTTTGTAAAAATCAAGCACTGATTTCTCGATGCCGCATCTCGCGCAAATTTTCACGAGAGGTAGATTGCTGGCGAGTGCGTGTTTGACCCGCAACTGGTCATAGTAGGCATCTGTGCAGGATTTGCAGCGAGATTCAAATCCGTCCCGCTCTCTGACATTTCTGGTGAAGCATGAGTAAGGAAGAGGAATTCTGCATATCCGGCAAGTCTTTAGCGTGGATTCTGCTTGTGTCTCAATGGTTTGGGGATATAATGTTGCAGGCGAGGGTGCCATGTCGCTCCTTTCAGCGATGAGGTGAAATTCGAGCGTCCAACCGCTCGACACCCTCAATTATATCATCGATTTACGAGAATGCCCGTCCGGGAGCGCGGCGCAGGAGACGCTCCTATGGGGTTCTTCAGTAGCCTATTTGGTGGAAGTTCGCCCGTGCTGAACTCAAACATCAATAAGTTTGGGAGTATTGGTGGCTTCGCGACTTCGCTCGGGGAGCAGAACCTTTCCCAAGCTTCCGCATTCAATTCTGCCCTTCTTTCAGGGGACAGCGCGAAAATAGGGAAGCTCTTAGCGCCTCAAACGAGCGCTATTCAGGGCGCAAAACAGCAACAACTTAATAGTACGGCGCAATTCCACAATAGAAGCGGTGGCACAAATTCTGCGAATCAGACAGCAGGCGATAAGGCGCGTAGCAGCATCAATGATCTAGTTTCATCGTTGACGAGCGGGGCACTGGGTAATGCCAGCAGTTTGGGAAGTAGTCTCCTGAATACAGGTATCGGAGCTTACCAAGCACAAGATCAAGCAGATGCTCAGAGAATGCAAAACTGGTCAAACTCCATCCTCGGAATGGGTCTCACCCAAGGCGCAGGCTTCGCAGAGGGATTTGGACTCGGTAAGATCTAGTTGCAAAGGAAGGGGATCAATGGCTAATCAGGATGCTTTCGAAGCCGATTTCAAACAGGGGATGGGAAAAGGTAAAGGCGGGAAGGGCAACAACACAAAAGACACTACCGGTGGATTTGGCAAAGACATTGGCAAAGATATTCCTTCCTACAAAAAAGGCGGCAGGGTGAAGAAGACCGGCATTGCCCGAGTTCACAAGAACGAAGAAGTTCTTCCAGTGAAGACGGCGAAAAAGTACAGAAAAGCGCATCACAAGAAGGTTACGGGCAAGAGGTAGGGTAATGGCCAATGCTGAAGTTTTTAATACCGGATACCAGCAAGGTCTTCAGCGTGGTGGTGAGGCCCGTGCTCGCAAGCAAGCTCTGTCTGACGAGGAATTTGTCAGCAAGGCTCATGAGCTAGCTCAGAATCGTCTCGATCTACAATCCAAACTCCCAACGCTTCTTGACGAAAAAGGTCAGCCGACTCCGCAATATCAAGAGGCAATGAAGGCGCTTCAGCAGAACGTGGAAGATATGAGGGAGTTGTATCACCCACAGAAGAGTCCGGGCGCAATTCAGAAGTTTGGCCACATCCTAACCGACGCTTTGCACATCACAAAGCCAACCCCAACAGCAACGATGGTCATCCCCAACCCCAAGGGGTTAGTGGAGGCTGGAAACATCCAAATTTGGGATCGGCCATCTGTCCAGAATCCGGACGGCACGTACAGTTCCGAATATTCAACTTCATTTCAGGACGACAAAGGACACGAAGTTCTCGTACCGACTGTGGTTAATGGTAAGTTTCTGACTCCTGATGGTAAAAAACCGCCAGAGGGAAGTGATGCTGAAAAAGCCATGTTCAAAGCTGCTTGGGATCACTATCTCAAGACCGGGGAAAATCTAGGAAAGTTTGCATCCGCCGAAGAAGCAGATGCTTATGCCACCCGTCTTCATAATCGTGGAAAGATTCCAAAGAATATTGCAAAACAGGAAACACAACAAGCCGCAAATACCGCAGCGGATCAGCACACCGCACAAGGAATTGCCGCAGCCGCCCCGCCATCTCCTGCTCAGGCTGCAACAACAGCGGCTGGTGCAAAGAACGTTGGAGATCTCGCTATTATCCAAGGAAAGATGAAGAATTTGAAGACTCTCTTTCCTAATGCACCACCAGAGCAACAAAGAAAATGGTTTGAAGAACTCGCGCAAAGCATTACTGGAATAAAAGCTGGTCAGGAAAAGTATTTTTCTCAGTTGGCAACCACAAAAGATGCTGATGGTAAGGAACATTACTGGCGTATTCCGATGGCCGCAGACCAAGATCCTGAAGAAGTCGATTTCAATGGCCAAACGATGGTGCCGAAATCGACAGCACATCCTAGTACTGCCGCAGAAGCACAATGGATTCGTGCTACCTACGGTAAGGATTTAGAGCAACTATCTCCAGAACAAGCTTCTGAAGCAATCTCGCGCTATAAACAGTTGAACACTCCCAGTAGCACAACTACAGGGCAGACCCTTGTTTACGATCAAAACAATCAGCCTCATGTGTTTACACATACAGGGACAAGCACTAAGACGTTTCCGGGTGCAAGACCTTCAGCAGAAACAGGAACACCGGCTGCGAAACCGAGTTCTGGATCTCAAGCTTCTCCGTCAACACTCAAGAAAGAGGCTGAAAAACATAGGCCATCTGGAACAGCCTCTACGCCAAGATCGCCTATTGGACCGGCAATACCGGGGTTCACAAAACTGTCTCGGGAAGTAACGACAGCGCGTAATGATTACGACACTGCGAAAGCTTTGGTAGATGTTGCAGATCGGGCAATGAAAGCACCCCCAGATGTGAAGGCAGGATTACAGAGACAGGTAGCTGCGACTATTCAGAACACTCTTGAGAAAAGATTTAATCAGGCCGCTTACGATAATCTTGTCCAGCACTACGGTATTGCAAATAGTTTTCAAGCATGGCTAGATCGTCAGGAGACAGGCGCTTTACCTGATGCAATATTTAAACAGCTTGTCGCTATTGCGCACTCAAATCTTGAAGGGAAGAAAGTAGAATTACAAACCGCACTTCAGGGTAGTGGCGGTAGTCCAGATTCTGGACAATGGAAACTAAATCCTAACTGGCCAAGTCCAGAAGGTCAGCCAGAAGGGCATGAACTTTACAATAAGCGTACTCAGCAAGTTGAGGCTGTAATTAAGGATGGGCAATGGTCGCCTCCGCAGTAGACAACGATTACGAGATCCGTCCGCCATCGTCCAAGTCTGACGAGTATGAGGTTCGTCCGCCTGATTTTACGGTCAATAAAATAGACCCAAACACAGGCAAAGGCTATGGTCTGTATGACATGACCGATAAGAGCGGCAAAATACAGAAGATTCCGTACATCAACGTCGGTCCTGCGTTCAAAGTCGGTTACAGGCTGACTCCCGAACACGCGAAGACGTACATGCGTGACGCTGCCGCCGATCCCGCTCTCAAGGACATTGCAGTTTCTAGCGGGGTCAAGGTTGTCGGCAGAAATACTGCCGGTCAGCCTATGGTGGCTCCAGAGGATGATAAACAAGGTTTGTGGAAGACTTATAGTTCCGATCTCCTATCTGCACTAAAAGGTGCAGCAGCAGTTTTTGATCCGAGAACAAATGAATATGAAAAGTCTCATTCGGCATTTAATACACCAATTGCGGCGGCTGGCGGACCTGTCACACGTCTAATCGAGCCACAAGTAGAAGAGGGTGAGAAATCTCTTAAAGCAGTAAAGAGCGGACAACCATACGAAGCAGCCATGCATGGTGGTGCAGCGATCATACCGGGAGTTGGGCCGTGGGCAGAGCAAGTACGCGAGCAATCTGCGGAGAAAATAGCTGCACGTGATTGGTGGGGACTACTCGGAGTAGGCTTAGGCGCTTTATCTATATATGAAGCACCTCATCTACCAAAAGACGTCGCAAAAGTTATGGCAAAAATTCCCGCTGTACATAATGTTGCTCAAACAATGTTGGGAGCAGGGGGAAGAGTTGTAAAGAGGGGAGTGATAAAGGCTGCTGAGGACGCAAACAAGGAAGCTGAGAAAGTTGAAAAGGAAAACATTGAAGCTCAAGGAAAACATCGGGATGCAGGTAAAGTGGCACGCGAAGCCAACCGTGAAAACACTGCTAAATTTCGTAAAGAAAGCACAGATTCAGATAGACAAAACGAAGCAGCTAAAGCCATACCTGATGCGCGTAAAGGTCTTGAGGATCACATAGAATTGCAATCCAAGGAACGTAATCGTCGTATTATCGATGCGCAGAAGAAGGCTAAAGCAGAAGCCGATAAGCGATATGACGACCAGCGTCAGTTGTTGAATGATGAAACAATTCCTCCCGATATTACTCCCGGTGCCCTGAATGATCTGAATGTTTCAGATCGTATTGTTAGTGCCTATGAAAGCCGTATTACTGGCACAGAAGGGGCACTTCCTAAAATCATCAAGAGTATTCAGGATCGTATGAACTCAAGCGATCCGATGACATGGCGAGATTTACAAGGATATCGTTCAGAAATAGGAAAGCAATTGTCAGGAGGTCATCTCCCCGGCGACGAATATCAGGGATATAAAGCTGCATTGGAAGTTGTGGATGACGGTCTGCAAAAGATTGCTGATAATTTTGGTGTTGGAGATCAGGTAAAATCCGACCGCGCATTTTATCGTCACTACATGGAGACGTTTCATGATCCAATAAGAGAAACAAATACAGTGGCGAGAAAATCACAGACAACTACCTCCTCTGATTTTATGCGTGACTCTGGCGAGGATGATCGTCGTGCAATGTTGGCATCTTATGATCCAGAAATTGGAAGGCTTGGAGAGGCGATTGACAGGTCGAAAGAAGTATTGGATGCGCTTCCAAGTGACACTACTGCTCGTGGGATGATCAAAGAGCCACCAATTGCGCCGGGGATACAAACGGTTGAAAAGTTGAAACAAGAGCCAGTTGAAATCCCCGAAGTTGATACACAGAAAATGCGTGATGATTTCATTGATAAGAAGCTGGCGAGTTGGACAGATGTAAGCCGCTGGCAAATTGCTAGATTGTTGACTGGGCCAATTGGAGTCATTATTGGATTAACTACAAACCACCCTTTAGTCGGTGACATTGGAGCTGCCTATGCTGTTGCTGAAATGACTCCATTTATGATTCAGCACATGCTCGATGATCCGAAAGTAAGGGCGTGGTTTACGAAACCACCCAAAGGAGAATTGGAAACATTACAGAAAGTTCCTTTTGCAGATCGTATCCATATTGTCAATGGACTGAGTGAGGTTTTGAGACAAGCGGCAGCTCAAAAGAGGCCAATCGCGGTTTCTCCTGCGGTGTCTGCATTTTTAAAAGGCGGAATAGTTTCCCAGAATAATGAGAAGTCGGATAGCGTATCTGAACTTGTGAATCAGATAAAGGAAGGCCCAACCGAGCTTCTAAAACAAGCTGAGGAGCTTCAAAAGAGTTTCAGTAAGGCAGGGATGGCACCGCCATCCTCGCAAGCTGTCCCCGCTGGCGTTCATCCCAGTGCAACCCACTACTACGATGAATCGAGTGGAACCATAGTGCCAGTGCAGTAACATAATGGTGTGTTTTTATAATTTTATGCTAAACTTGCGTTCAAGAGGACGTTAAAGGGTATAGACGCAGGAACGCTTGACATAAGCAAGGCCAAAGGCGCGGGTTGCCCCCCGCGCCTTTCACAGATAAGGAGGGGTGTAATGGATAGACGTACTTTTTCAAAGAGTGTGATGGCGGCAGGAATTGCGGCAGTAGCCGTTACGACTAAAGCGCAAAATTCAGGAGAAACCAGCCAAAGCGATAGGCAGGCGGATCTCGTCGTTATTTCAGGTAGTAAAGTTCAGTTAAGCCCACGTCTTGTTAAGACGCTGAGGTCTGCGTTGCAGAGTGCAGAGGATCGTGGACTCGACTTAGAGAAGTTGAACGTTCAATTATCAGACCGATGGATAAAGTGTTGGATTAGCTAATCCAACAACTTCTTAGGTTTAGGGATATACTTTCCGTGTGCCCGACCCTCAAGACAAAGCGAAATTAGTGCATGTGGATGGGTTAGGCATCATCTCGTTTCCGGGCGGTTTCCGAGACGACCAAATCATTGCGGCCATACGTGGTCATAAAGAAACCGAAGACGATGAGATGCCGGGATACGACGCTGTCCCCACATTCCTTAAACAAAAGTTAGATATGAGCAAGGTGAGACAGGTTGTCACCGCTCCGGAAACCTACGAAGACAGGCGCTCGACTGCCAAGGTTAATTCGGAAGATCCGTACAGGATCTCGGTATTGGCTCCTGACCTCTATGGACCGCCGATTCTTAATCACGAATTAACTCATACATTTCAGGATACTCGTAACAAAGAATTATCGCCGATCTCCGTCCCGATTGTTGGGGAGGGCCGCTCTCCCTATGAATATGGCGGCATCGCAGGATTGGTCAAAGCGAGAAGCCAAGGAAAGACAGTTTCTGATTTTAATGCTGAACAGCAAGCTGAAATTGTTAAGGACTACAAGGCGTATCACGATCAATATCTCAAAAAGGCCGCGACCGGAAAGATTACGCAGGCCGACGAAAAGCGGATGTATATGCTTCAACAGGCGTATCATCCATTCATCAAACAGCTAGCGGACATGCCGGGAATGAGTGAAGATCTGAATCGTAATTCGTTGCTGGAATTTGTCGGATTACAGAAACCAGTCAGTATAGAAACAAGTCCCGAAGCACCCGGACTGCCGCGCTACGATACTCCCGGTTTAGGAATGCTTCCTGCCGATCCGTTGATTGGAGGAAAAACACAACCGACTTCAGCGCGTGCGCTCCTCGAACAGGCAAAGCGTCTCAATCCCACCAAGAAAGTGAATACGGTGATTCCATGATTGAACTGGTAGAAGGCTTTTGGGTAGATCCGTTCGAAGTCAAAATTGTGAAGGCAATTGATGAGAAAAGGTGCCTTCTATACGTTACCGGCGAGGGTGCGATGGATGGGCACGTTCTGCCATACGAGGCGTCCGAGGTTGTTCAAGCAATTATCGACGCTCGCGCTGAATCTGAGTCCGACGACGAGGATGAATAGTTTCCACGGGGAACGTATGCGCTTTTATCTAGATTCTGGACAGACCCCTTCCCTCGGTTGCTACTTGTTTGTCTTTATAAAGTCTCCGACCATTTTCTCCCACTCGGAACCAGTTGATAGTTCGGCCTGGATGGCTCTCAACTTGGCTTGGTTTTCAAAGGATAATCGGCGTTTACATGCCAACAAAGATGTCGCGAGAATAGACATCACTGTACCAATTTCTTCAAACACCTGTTTATTTGTGAATCGAAGTGTTTTCCATCCACAATCGAAAGCCATAGAATCCTTCCATTCATCTGTAGCTTTCGTGATAATTGAGGTATGTATAGGTCCATCGATTTCAATCAAAATCTTGTGGCTAGGAATAGCCAAGTCAACCACACGCCCGATAGTAGAAGAGAAATGGATTGGCATTTCGCGACGGTATCTAAGGTTCTTATTGAGCATTCGACAGAACACATTAAGGTGCCAAAGCATCTTCTTTTCGGCTGGCGTTGGAATACGCTTGCGATGATCGGAGAGATTGTTTAGAAGGAATTGACGCTTAGGCGAAACGACGCAACCATCGTTTGATCCGAGGAGCACCGTCTTGCCATCAACCTTGGCAAGTTTAGTAAGCATAGGTTATTGTATACGAAGCGGATATTTGGTGCCTATGCCGACCGCCCCACGTAATCCCTCTCAATGACAACTGATGAGATTTTGACAGCCTACGAAGAATGCCCGAGAAAGGCATTTTGGATGCGGGCGTGGGAATCAAATAAGCTCTCGACAACTCAAATGCTTCAGATCGGCGTCCGGGCTGGCGTTACCGAGGCAATCCGAAAAGATATAGGTGAAGTCGCTGGGGAAGAAGTATACGGCTTAGGAGCCGACCACCAGTTGATAAGCACCCAGATGGACGTGCATTCAGAGGTTGTTCACCTTGCCTGCATAGCCGACGTTGTGACCACCGCTCTACGTAAGGGAGGCCCATGGAGGCCGTCAGAGCCGGTAGAGATAGGAAAGGGTCATACATGGACCTCGGACGTGTACCTAGACACCTCCGGGACACATCTACGGCGGGTTATTTTCGTCAGTGCATGGGATGAAAACCGCCATTACAGTGTCCTTCGAAGCTGGGCCAGCCTTGCAAATGTCTGTATCCATGGTTTGCCACTTCAAATCGCCGTCGTGATTCTTGGTGCCCATCGAAGTGGAAAGTATTACGGATATTGGAGTAAGGCTGTTATGCATCCAGCCAACAAGACGATTAGATTCCGAAAACGCAACGACATAAGCAGTAGATTTAAAGATACTTGGATTCAATGCTGGCGAGAAGATCATGATCAAATCTCCAGCCAAGCATGGCTGCAATCGATGCTGGATGATGGCGTTTTGCAGGATTCCTTGCTTTTGGTTGATTTACCAGTTCCCGAGAAGTCGGCCCGAGATCATGTTATTGATCTAGCCGTCCAGAAACTGGACAAAATGGCAGAAACTAAAGTGCTGCCAATTCAAAATCTTTCGACCTGTGATTTTCCTCGGCCTTGCATTTTTCGCTCAAATTGCCATGGTGGTGCAGAGCCTAGCGGTCGGTATGGGTTTGTTCGGGTGGAGTCTCTTTGAGAGATTTAATGTAGTCTGCGCGTTCTTGGCATCGGCACTCTTGCACATCTCCAAACTCCAAGCCGGGAACGATGTGAATGTCAATGCCGGTAATACGGTGATGGAGATAAGGGTCTAGCCACGGTTTTGCATCATCCTTAGTCACCATAGGAATTCCAAGAGCCGCAAAGGTTTCAGGACTCATGTCTGCGCCGTTCTTGAACTTGAGTGGTTCAGGAAACTTGGCGTCAAATTCTGCCTTCATTTTCAGAAGGTACTCTAACGTGATCGGTTCAGAGTTTGTTGGCATAGCGCTGGTTGAAGCGCATCCAGAGAAAAGGCCGTCTTCGAAATCGTTGCTTATTCCCTTATCCTTTCGTCCAGAATCTGGACTTCATACGTTCTTGGCGGATTCATATTACTACAACTTTTCGCTCATGGTTGGCCGTTACGAAGTCCGGCTTCACATCTTCGTCGGCGAGACCATTGACGGTCCCAGACTTCACGATGTAGTGCTGCGGCAGCGTTTTCAGATGCCCAATCAACTCTGCGACGGTCATCGACTCTCCGATTAGCGCACGTCCCGTTGACGTCGGTGCGTCTGGATCGTGAAATTGCAGGATAGAAGCCAGTTTGTCATACCAACTATCGAGGATTTTCCCTTTATGTTGGTCTAACGCTCCGATAATTTCCACATCAATCATCTGCCGTGCTGCGATGTACTGCTCGGGCGTCAACTTGTTCATTTCTTCTCTCCCATTGTTGCTTAGTTCCGTTCGATCCCCGGAAATCCCGCTCGCTTTTTGCACGCATCCTGAATTTCAATAGAAAGGATGTGGTAGTGAATCTTCTTCAGAAAGTCAAACATCAGCATCAGCTTCTCTTCCGGCAACTTGAAATTCCCCTGTTGGAGCGCTCTCTCTTCAGCCCACTTCGCCAACTCTTCAGGAGACAACATAACAGGCATACGGTCCTCGCTTGCGGCTCCCGGACCGCCGGGTTTTCGGATGCCTTATTGTAGCGCTATCTGTTGAAAGGAGTGATGAACGTTTCGTTTCCGGCATCGCCTCCCCATTTAGCGCGATAGTAATTAACTCTACACGGAAACATAAGATTAACCTTCATGCTGATCATAGGATCTGAATTGAGTGTCTGTGAGGGCTCGTGTTTGACCGGAAGATTTGATTCCAACATCTCGTAACCCGCAAGGCGTAAACGCCTGTAAATATCGGTGTCCCCGTGATACCACTCAAGGTTCTGATCCCACCCGCCTATTTGTTGGAAAGCCTTCGTGTTGAAGGCTGCGAGAGCATCATAAGCCGTGAAAATTACACCCCAATTGCGTTTTTGTATAGTGTAGGCATTTGCCATCGCAACAAGCTTTTGAACGGTGCCTTCTCCTGCCTCTGAGTCATTATGCATAAATAAGTAAAACGGATGTTTGACTGATTCGGAGCGACCGTGGATGTAGTCGTAGCCTAGAGCTTGGCGCAACATAAAATTCTGAGACTGCGCGAAAGTCAAGGGTACTGGCGGCTCATAAACAGTCGTCGCAGTGGCGCAGGGGATACTCCATTCGTTGGAATTGTTGATGACAATGGTTTCGACGCCGCTCTTCCATGTACTGCGAATGGCCTTGTCGAGAAGGTCCATCCTGTTAACTACCGGGATAAACAGAGGAATCATAGAAGGCTCCTTTCATATTTTTCCACCATTTCTTTTGAGGACCAGCAGCCGTTCGCATGGATAAATGACGGGAACGTGCAGTAGCGTGTGTTGATGGGCATTCCGGAAGCAAAGTCAAGTTCAGGGTACCCACTGTACAGGCAGAAGAATAGTGTTGTCTTGAAGTCAATGCGTGCGAGTTCAGATCCCTCGGCCAGTAGTTCGTTATAGAGTAACTGATCGATTTTGTCTGGACGATAGAGCGGATGTGCTTCGATCTCATCACACCAGTTCAAGATGCTTTCAGGTGTTCCTGCCCACAGGCCACCATTGGCATACATCCATGGGCCTACATCGGGAATCTTCAATGCCTTGCATTCTGGAGGATGACAGTTCTTCTCTGCGGCGAGAAGAATTCCATCGCGTGGAATTTGTTTGAGGATGTGCTCCTTTTGTCCTAGAAATTGCACATCAAAGGCGTCTGTGAAGATGTGAAATTCGTAATCTGCGTGTTCAGGAATGACCTTGCGGATCACGCGTAGTTTGAAGGCAATCGTTGAATCTGGCGGCGGTATTGACTCGACGTGGTAGTGGATACCTGCCTCTTCAAGTTGTGTCAAGTAGAGCGGCATTGTTCCCCGAAGTTCGCCTGTGGAGTTGCACATAATAACAAGAAGGTCTTTCATCCCAAACCTTCCCGGAACCAGAACACTAGCCATGAATCATTGACGTGAAATAATTCATACGCATCGCTTACCTTGTCGAGGTAAGGTTTTACATCTGGATAGTCTGCATTCCCGTAGTCGTGCCAAGCGACAACTGATGGAGAGCACTGGAACGCGTATTTCGTGTCAGCCATGATGCCACTTGCCGAATGGTCGCCGTCAATGAAGATCATCTGATAACTGCGTGTAGGAAGAGTTTTTGAATCTGCGCAGACTTCATTGATCCTCTCTTCTTCCGGCTCACCCTTGTACATGCGAACTACAGGCGAGTCGATGTCTACGGTGGTAACATTAGCGTCGGTATTCCGAGCTAAATGTAATGCTGTATAACCGTATGCGGTGCCTATTTCAAGGATCGATGACACGTTGGTCTGTCTGGCTACGGCGATCAGTAGAGCAGTTTCCAGCATCATTACGGATCTTGATTTAGCGCTGGATTCTGTGGGGATCATGACCGTGATCTGTGTATCTATGAGTCGCTCGAATATTTGGTAAGGGCGGATGTGGTGCATCATGGGATTCTTACTCCAGTGATTCGATGACGATGAGTTCTAGATTCTCTCGGCGGTTATTGAGCGGATTATCGTCTCTGTGGATCACACTCTCATTTGGAGCCAACGGGCGACCGAGGCCCATCTCTACTACTTTGTCTTCGAGATAGATTATTTTTCCTTCATCAACCGTCCATACGTGGCCGGGACGGTCGCGTTCTGCCTTCTCGCAAAATTCCTTGACACAGTCTTCACAGTACATGTCACTCCAGTGCGGAGGACACATCAGCATCTTGCGTAACATCGCTCGTTGGAGAACTTCGTGTGGTTTGCGAATAATACGGCGGTTCGGCTGACAGTGATTCAATCTCCTCATTTACTTCCTCCAGATTCTGGACTAATTTCATCACTAAACGGCCAATCAATCTTATACTTCTTTTGGGGATCTGCACGTCTCAATAGAGCCCAACCAGCACATGGTTGTAAATCCTCGTGACACAGAAAAGTCGTTCCCTCCATTGCGCATTTGAGTGCGTCCATGGTGGTCGTTGGTGAGCCGTTAGGGTAGGTTCCTTGACGGAAGGCGCAATTGTGACACCGCTCGCGGCCATGGGGAAGCGGCTCTTTCTTCTCTTCCGCATCCACAAAGCGCGCGAGATGGTACCCCAGTTCAAATCCTTCCGCTGTTACTTCATTTACGACCTTCGGCATTTAGATCCTCCGGAACGTGATCGCGAACACCCAAGGGTTGCTTGACCAAGGATGTGTCTTAGCGTTGATGGAGTCCCAGAGCATCATATAGTTAGCTTTTGCGGTGAACTGTCCCGGACCAAGTATAGCGGCGAGTTGTTTGATTTCCGGTGCACAGTCCGAAATCTGGATATCAGCAATATCCTGCGCGGAGTACGGCGTTGCTGTCACACCCTCTGCCACGGCATCTTCTTCACTAATGTCCTGCAACCGCTCGACGCGGATATCGGTGATGTCCAGCAGTGTACGTGAGCACCAGCGGAACATGAAGCGCGCATGCCGCCACTTGTCACCGTAGCGTCCATTATCATGCGCTACGATCCATTTATCTGCCGCTTCGCGTGTCGGTTCGATAGGTCGAAAGGAACCGTCGCCCTTGTAGAGAATTCCATCAACGCAGTGCTTTGGCTCTTCCCAAGTACGCCATGCCTCGCGGACCCAGAGTCGGTCGCCGACGACTCCGAATGGACACTGAATGGTAAACATCGAAGCACCGTAAGAATGTCCACATTTCGGCTCTTCGCAGTCATGTGATGGGTGGTTGCCTTTGCCGTGCCACCACTGGCCAACGTGTTCTATTTCCGTTACCCATGAAGGAAATCCAGCAACACGGCGCGTTTGAGACTTTAGTTGTGTGTGCGTTTTAAGAGCGTTATCGGGCGTAAAAAGGATCGGTCGTTCTTTCATTTGGATACACCTTTACGCGCAAAGCTGGTCGAGTGAATATCTGGTTGACCAGAATAGCGTCCATTTCTGTCGTACATCGGGCTGCGATAAATCAAACCAGCGTCGTGCATTTCTCTGAGTGCTCGTCCGAGAACCATGGCAATTCCGGGTGGACCGCCATTAGAACTGTGTCGATGAGCCTTTGGGAATTGATCACGTGGCCAAATCTTATACTTCAAGGCAAAGTAGCTGATCTGTCCGCCAGCCTCGTCAAGTGCCTCAAGGATACGTTGTTGGAGAGTCTTTTTCATTCGTATCCCTTCGGTCTTTTCATCCATGGAAAAGGTTTAGCCATTCGTCCAAGCGGGCGTCGTGAGTACACCGTGAGCGGATTAGGAGCGGGCAGTGCCAAAGGTTCGTCAGTGTCACGGTAGCCTTCAAACTTCCACAAGAGCCTCATGTACGAGATGATCGGGTTGTGCCGGAACTCAGCAAGGATCATCTTGAGGTGTCGGAAGTGCATGTGCGCCGCCATACCACACGGAGCGATCAACTTTCGGCAGTATTTACAGCGTATCTTCATCATTCCGGAAACTCCCGGATCAGTAAATGTGGTGGAATAAGCTTTGCGCCTTCTTCTGGTGTACGAGCGCCTAACTGCTTCATAAAGAACTTTACTCCAGTAATCTCACACTCAGATTGAAGGTTCTCTGCCCAATCCTCTTCCATCGGTCGGCGGTTATTACCACTTTCAGCACCACATATTATCCAATCGGGAAAATCATCGAACCGATCCGGCTTTATTGGTAATGAATCCAAGTAGGCCATCATAGAAAGTGGTCCGAGTGCGGGCTCATAGCTTATAAACGAGATCAGATTATAGTCTGCTGCGATTACGCGAAGTACAGACCAACGAATATTGTAAAAGTGCTGATTTTCAGCGCTCGTCCCGAGCCAAACATTATTATGCGCGAACCGTTCTGGAAGGTAGCTTCCATACCGAGTGGGTCGTTTGGTAAGTAGCTGCCACGTCAAGTACGGAGTCTCATCTATGAGTTCCCACAGACGTTCACGCTGACCTTTTGGAGCTTCATCGTCCATAACGTCGGCCATGGATGCGCAGAAGACGAGAGCATTCTTGCCTTCTTTTTTGGCGGTAGCATTCCATAGGAGGGGTTCCTTCCAGTGCTTGTCGCCGAACATTCTGCGCGGTTTGCCTTTTCCCCAGTGATCCCCACCCCAACGTGCATCGAGAACACGGGCGTAGCAGTTGTCACAGCCGGGTGTCACTTCGGTACATCCATGCCATGGATTGAAAGTGTGTTCGGTCCAGCCGATTCCTGTATCTTTACCCATGAGCATTTCCTTTCAGCCGAATTCGTCTTTCTCTCCACCATAACGCATTGCGTTTTCTTTTCTTTTGATTCCTACGGCAAGACCTGCATTCACGCGTCCCATTCTTTCGAAAGTGCGTATTCTCGTCCGTATACTCGTGCCCATGCTTGCAATGAGTGACAACTGGATGATGTCTTGCATAGTGGCAACGTGTGCAAAGAGGAATAACGGAAAATGCGTGCTCCCTAGAGTACCCACAGAAGTGATGGTAATCGTGCCGCCTTTCACCTTCCATCCAAATATGCCCGCAGTCTGCACACGGCAAATCGTTAGGATCTGGACGCAAACCAAGGTTGACCTCTATATTTACAAATTGTCGAGCCGCTTCTTTCTGAGCTTCAGTCCATGCTATGTTAGTTGTTTCACCCATCTCCCCCTCCACTACAGATACTTATCCTTTAGATCACGACCCCAGAAAAGCTGCTTCACGGAAACTGGCGCATAACCGTCGCTCATTTGCGTGATGAATCGCCGTTCATTGTCCTGCATTTGGTCAACAGAATCTTCCAGTATCGTACAGATTCTGGACATCTCGGCGCGGCGTTCGTCGGCTGTAAGGGTGCATTCGCTGAGCGAGTGATATGTCATTTATTTCTAGCCTCCATCATAGCGTCCGCTGTTTCGTAGTGCTCCTTCACTGCCGTTGTCAAGTTAGGAACGTCGCCATCGAAGCTCTTACCATGAGCAATATATGCTGCCGCAATGAGCGCACTTTGCAGTGCATCGGATTGCATCGCTGCCATTGCGAACTGATCACGGAGTGTCGCCTGCGGTTCCATGACTTCGATACGTCCATTGCCGAAGAAATTAGGTAACGCATAGAATTCCATATCGCAACCATCACACAGCCATTTCTCACCAATGACTTTTCCGGCAACTTCCCAAACGCGACGAACGACTTGTGGATGAGCGCATTTTGCTTCTTCTGCCATGTTCCCCTCCAGAATCTGGACTATTTCTTACAATCGCTTTCTCTGACCCAGTAGCAACTTTCAACTCTATCCCAAAGATGATGAAGACCCTCAAACACAAATCGTGGTGTCGCAAATGGAGGATCTGTGATCTCGATAGATCTTGAGGAATTATGTGACCTTTTGAGAAAACCGCTTTTTTCTAAATTTGTGACATGCTTATGAACCGTGGCGAGAGACTTCAAATTCATTGCTTTCATGATCTCTTCGAAACTTGGAGAGTAGCGGTGCTCCTTGATGAAGTTCTCAATAAAGTCGAGAACTTCGCGACGGCGTTTCGTGATAGCCATTACACTCCCCTCCTGAACCAATGCTCCCATCGTTCAGGCCATAGTCTTTTCCAGTCATATTCGCCGGGGCGATTACATCTTCTCCCTACAAGATAATTGACTTTCTTGACCCAATCCTCTGCGTTGTAGACTGGCCTCTTGCTCGCATACGATCCTTCATACCGATAAGCTACGGGCTCAACTTGCCAGTATTCTGGTACGATATCGGCTCCACCCGCATAGGCACCTGTGACCACCGGACAACCACAGAACTGCGATTCCATCAGCGGGAAACCGAAACCTTCGCTTCCCGGCCCCAAGGTGACGTCACATGCAGAATATGCACTTGCTAGTTTCTCGTCTGAAACCACATCTAACGAGATGATTGTGTTTTCAAGGATTCCGTAATCAACGAGAAGCGACGGGATCGACCATGCCCGCTCTAACTGGTCAGTGTGCAGCCAAAATCTTGTCTTCCTCTGCTGCGAAAGAAGAGCGATTGTCTCGCAGGTAAGTGGAAGATCCTTGCGCCCCTGATTTGAACACACTACGCCTACCAAAACTTCATCGGCAGCGATAGGGGATGTCTTCGTGTGAACTCCCAGCAGGTGGAGCATGGACTGCGCTCCGGTGTAATCGAGAAAACCATCTCTGCTGGCCGTGTAATCACGAGAAAAGAATGCATCCCCATTGATGCCGTGTGGAAGCCATGTCAAATGTCGTTTATCCGCTTCCGCGTCCCCCATGGTTCTTCGTAGCACACCTTCACCGAACTTGCCATAAGCAAGCAGCCGGTCAAATCCCATCGCCGTCAATGCGATTGGGAAAGAAAACTTGTCTTGAGGCCCACTTGAGTCTATGGGAACGTAACACCAACGGTCGATGTTGGCCTTAAGTAGCCACGACTTCAAAACAGGGAACTTGGCGAGAGATTCATTTCCCAAGCGTTCTGGTTGAGAAAACCAGCTTACGCGATGAAGATCACCGATGAACATCACACGGCAACGTTCTTTGCCTGCAAAGTCTTCGACAATATCCGGGAGTGACGGCATAACCCATTCCGGAGTGGCCTCGAAATTATATTGCATCCACGGAAACTTGATAGACCCCGGTGATCCTGTTCCTGCGGTAGCGAGCCTGTATATATCGCTCAAGTTCTCATGAATCCGTGTCGCAAGATCCCTGCATATTCTTCCAAGCCCAGTTGGACCGGACGGACTATCGGAGATGAGCAGGAGGGGTATCGGAGAATTTGCGGCCATGCTCAGAACCATAGCACAAAAAGCGCAGAGTGTGAGATTTTATTATTCGACGGATTCCACAGTCACTTCCGCGCGTTCTGGGAGTCCATAGCGTTTCTTTGCCATCAGATTTACTACTTGCCCGTCGTCGGTGTATATCACGTGCTTCATAGAGTCTAAAATAAGCCTGCATAATTTATCGCAATCCGGAGGAACGGCTGGATACTTGCGGCCTTTTGGCATCTTTTTAGGTGGTGCGAAGTAGAAGGCGCAGGTAACGAAGATCGGAACGTGTGCGCCGAACATAACTTCGTGATAGCCAGCTTCAGCGCGTGCGGTGAGAGACGACCAACCAGCTTGTTGGCGAAATGGCATCGTGGTCTTGAGTTGGGAAATGAGTCGAGCCTTACCCTTGACAACGATTGCTCGCATACTACCTTGAGGCGCTGGCTTCCCAAGAACCACGAACGATAATTTAGGCATACACTCCAGATTCTGGACTACGCGGGAGAGCCGGTTCCCCAGTCCTGAAACGCGTAGCAGAATGTTCAGCACTCCGGCTTCCCGCAGAAACACAATACCATGTTTCGTAATTATGCAGTATATTTATTTCCATGGAAAAACTGGCGAAAAAAGACTGGACTCACGGAACGATCAGTTGCTATACAAATCACAGTTGTCGTTGCAAAAAATGTAAAGAGGCGTGGGCCTTGCGAACGCGTGCATATCGCGCACGCAATATTGCAGACAAGATCCTCACACACGGGATTTACTCCTCGTATAGTGCTGGCTGTCGATGTAAACCGTGTACGCATGCCCACGCAGTGGCACGGAGAAAGAAGCAGACAGCCGCGTGATTATCTTCCAAAATGTCCGATCATTGGAGCCGCTTGGGTCAGGAACCAGATCAAGAATAGGACGCACACGACCGCCACGGCAATATTGAGAAACTTATCTGGCGCACCCAACTGTTTGGCAACATAGTAGAGCAACCAGACCAGCAACATGAACACAATTACTGTGATGACGAGCGAAATCATAGTTCACCTCACTTGCAATCAGATGCCCAAAACGAATATCGAGCTGTACTAAATTGCTCAAAGGAGAGTTAAATGAAGCTATCCCTTGTCGTATTAGCACTGTCGGTGTCTTGTTGTTACGCACAAAATGCCAAGGTTATTGCACTCAGCCCTACAGAAGCGGTGGAAGCCAAACATCTGGCAGACGCCCGCGCCGACCTTGCAAAGCAACAAGCGGAATTTGATTTAAAGATTCGGCGGAAGTACGCGATGGAAGAGATCGTCTATCCGTCAACGGCATGTATTACGCTAGACCTTCATGGCACTTGCACTCCACCAAAGCCAACACCCGAACAGGAAGCTGCCGCACACGACTGGAAACCGAGTGAGGGTTGGGAAGGCGGGATTCAGTACAGTGAAGATTACAAGTTCATCGTGCCCGCACCATACACACCGCCGAAGTCAACTTCGTGTAGTTGGGTAACCCCGGCATATACGACGACACCGACGACAGGATGGACTGTTGTTGGCGATCCGATACAGCACTTTGTTAATTAAATCTTGACACCAAAATAAATCCGTGGAATCATGTTCCTGCGTATGAAACTCCTAAGCTTACTCTCGTCGTCCTTGTATAGCTGCTCACTGAGCGGCATGGAGGCGCGTATGTAAGCCGGATCGATTTTCTGGGTTACAGCAGCCTCCGACCAAAATCGGGGGCTGTTTTAGTTTATGCGGGAATGATGGAATGTCAGACATGAGAGGCTTAAACCCTCTTGAGATTTAACTCTCGTGCGGGTTAGAGTCCCGCTTCCCGCACCATCGACCGGTGGCGAAGTGTTTAACGCGGATGGCCGCAACCCATCTAGTTTCGTCGGTTAAAATCCGGCCCGGTCGTCCAAAGTTTAGTTTTGCTCCAGTGGCGAAAAGGAAAACGCGCAAGACTGAGGGTCTTGTTTCTCTGATGAGATTTGACGGTTCAAGTCCGTTCTGGAGCACCAAAGATGTGCAGGTATGTCGTAATTGGAAGCCGAGATGGTTTTAGAAACCATTGCCCTAGTGGCGTGGGGGTTCAAGTCCCTCTACCTGCACCAAGTTTTTGCCGGTCTGATGGAATGCAGACATGCTGGCCTCAAAAGCCAGTGCCGTAAATGGCGTGCGGACTCGTTATCCGCGACCGGCACCAAGTTCTGGTATTCATTGTGTGGCGAAAGCGACGAGAGTCAGAACAATGGCAAACGTGTTTCACGGAGTAACACCGACCTTGCGGGTTCAAGTCCCGTCACGGTGAATATCAGAGAAGTTTCACGGAGAGTCAACCGTTGGGGCTGACGGCGTCGTTTGCTAAACGAATGGCACCTTCGGGTGTGGGCATCGTGCGCTCGGCTCTCCGCCATTTTTGGAAAGTGAACTCGCGAGGTGCGAGGCCCGACTGGAAATCGGTGCGTACCGAAAGGTATCAGCTTCGATGCTGCTCTTTCCGCCATGGTAGGTTTCGGAGAAGTTCTCCACCCGGCCTCGAAAACCGGTGACGTGTCAGCGATGGCACGGGGCTTCGATGCTCAGCCTACCGCCAAGTTTGGCGAGTCCCGCAGACGGCTCTGCGAACGGCCTTGAAAACCGTTGGCTCCTGAGAGGGATGAGAGATCGACACTCTGGCTCGCCACCATGTTGTGCACTGGACCGCGTGGAGCGGACACTGTCTGTAAAACAGTTGGCCATAAGGCTATCGAGAGTTCGATTCTCTCCCAGTGCACCATAAGTTATAATTCCGCGCATGAGCCTTGCATGTACCATTACCAATCTTGAATCCTCCACTGGCTGGACAAAGAACGTCGGACCCACCATCAACCCGATCTCTCCCAGCGGCTATGACTTTGTCCAGATTCCGGACGGCATCAGGCTCTACTGTTGCGGTCCAGCGTATTCAGGATGGTTAGCTAAAAACGTTAGTTCTCTCCTGTATCCGTTCCCGGCAATATCCTTCCTCTACAGCTTTCAGATTGATGATGCGACCTTGCAATGTGGACAGGTAATCGAGACAGACTCGAAGATCACAGACGCTGCTGGAAACACCTACGACCTCTCAGCACAGTGGAATCTTAACGAGGGCTGGATGTTTCAGATCGACAATGCAGCCGGATCTTGGACCGATACCGGCATCAAGATCGGAACCATCCCAACTCCGAACATGTGGGTACCGGTGCAGATCGATTATGCGTTGGACTTCGTTGGGTTAACAAGCTCTGTCTTGGCGGTCACGGTAAACGGTACCAAGACACTGGTCAGTCCCTCTCTTCAGAAGATTCCGGCCAAGAAACAAGGATGGGCACCATCGCAGATCGTGACCCAGCTTCAGCAGGTAATCAACGGGACTCCGGGTGGAGGCGCATATTCAGTGAAATTCGGGAGTATCGGGTATACGATGAGCGCAAATTAGCTTGCTCCAGAATCTGGACAATGCTAAAGTATTTGGGCGGGGAGACAGGGTTCCGAAGAGGCTCATAACCTCCTTCTTCGCGGTTCGATTCCGCGCTCCGCAACCATTCAAACGGGGTTGTAGCTTAACGTAAAATGCTCCCCTGTAATTATTTACGAAACCGTAGTTTACGCTTGAATATATTAAACCATGGCTACGATACTTAATCTCAGATGCTACACATGCGAGAAAATGTTCCAACGCCCCATTAAGGATTTCAGAATAGGCGGAGGAAATTTTCGTACCTATTGCAGTCACAAATGTGTGATGGTAAAAGAATCGCATTCCATTATTTGCCACAGATGTGGGAAGATTGCGAAGAGAAGCCCGTCGAGGCTAAAGAATAGCAAGAGTGGACTTCAATTCTGTTCAAAACGATGCGCAGCGCAAGACAATGTTGAAAGACAGCAGCGATGGGGAGAAAATCATCCGCAATATACGAATGGAAAATCTTGCTACCGTAATTCAATAGGAGATAAATGTGAGGAATGCGGCGAATCTCGCTATTATCTTCTTGTGGTTCATCATCGTAATGGAGATCGTAACTCCAATAATGGAGACAATAAAATAACACTCTGTTGGAATTGCCATGTCTGTCGCCATCTTGTGGTAAAAGATGGAGAATTGGTAGTACGATGGAGCAGGTTGACAACAGATGAGGCACGAGAGATGATGTAGGAATCGGTCACGTCGTCTAATTGGAAGGATGCTTCCCTGTCTAGGAAGTCGGCGCGGGTTCGATTCCCGTCGTGATCGCCATAAGTTTCGAGACGCGAACTGATCTGTCTCAACGGGCTGGCACGATGACCAGCGCATCTAGCCGATTAAGGAGAATCTAGATGCGTACTCGTTGCAAGTTCCGTGTGGTTGGAATCGAAAACGTTAATCACTCCATTTTTTCGAGGGTCTGGAAAAATGATGTGAGTGCCGAAGAGTACGAAGCGCTCGGCGGTCAAGAGTGGACTGAGAGTTACGACGGGAAGCGTAAGGGGCAGCAGTATAGAAACCGGCTTCTTGGCACCGCGCAGAACATCCGGTTGGCTGCTCAGTACGATCCATCCATTCCAGAAGATCAGCGCTTTATGGAAGCAACGCCGAGTGGGGAACTGAAGTTTTATGTTTCCAACCCAGCAGTAATTGGCGGGTTTCAGATTGGCAAGAACTATTATGTTGATCTGACGCCCTGTGAGTAAGAGGGAATATGCGCTACATTGTCACGAAGCCGGTTGAAGGTGGATACGCGTGGTGGGTCATCATCGATACACAACGCAATGCCCCCGGCGCGCAGTTTGCCGTGGATCTTCCGGATGCGGGCAAGACAGCGTATGATCTCTGCGATAAGCTGAATCGTAAAGTCCCGGTCTAACCGGGTGGTTGCACCCCGCCGCCAGCCGCGAGCGTATCGCGGCACAGTTCCTAGCGCCCTCCGCGCAGTACCGATCTGAAGCTGATTGGCCAAGACGGAGCAAAAGGGCGAGGCTCCTGTACCAGAACTCAGGTGACAGCCGGGAAAGACCGGCACAGTTTACGCGGTAGTAGAGGGTGTCGGTTATCTCTCACCTGCCTCTCAAGCAGGAATTCGCCGGTTCAACTCCGGTCTGCCGCACCAAGTTTGTGCCGTCGTTCTGGGTGATGGTTATCTCAGCACGCTCTTTCACAGCGTTGATCGCGAGTTCGATTCTCGTCGGCGGCACCAAAATATTGCGTCCGTAGCTCAGGCCGGGTTGTTGTGCGTGTGTGCGCAGCGCCCGAACTCGGTAGGTCAGAGCGCTCCATTCTAATGGAGAGGTCGGTGGGGATGGGCTCCCTCTCGGACGCATCAAAAATAAATGTTGCAATCTCTGCGCTTCTATGAGATAACACTATTCATGCATTAGGTCCCCACACACTCGTTTATCTTTATCCGACAGGATATCTCGCTAGCTCAGCAGATTATTCAGTCATCCCACGCCACATTTGAAATGGCCTATACGCTCTCTCAGAGCGTCGAAGATCTTGTGCCCTCGATTGTTCTGATCGGGGTTTCTTCCCAGAAAGCACTCCTCCGCGTCATCGATAAGCTCAATCTGCATCGCATCGAGTTTTCTGCGTTCAATGAGCCGGATGGCGATCTCTGCTTGACGGCGGTCGCAACCGTACCGCTCACAGAAGAGCAGCGTGCGCCGCTGCGTAATTACAAAGTTTGGAAAGAAGTTTCACACCCGCCTAGCTCAGTTGGTAGAGCGCCGTTGCAGTCTGACGGAGGTCAGAGGTTCGAGCCCTCTGGCGGGTACCAAGATGCGCGAGTCGCTTGACGATGCAGAGGGGTAGACCATCGCTCGCGCTCCAAGGGCGGTTAGTTCGGCTATGTATTCAGTTTAAATCTGAAGCCGCCCACCAAAGTTTCGTGGTATTGTTAATCTGCGCTTTGTACTCCCGTAGCTCAATGGCAGAGTAGGTGGCCCTAACCCACTTGGTGCGAGTTCAAATCTCGTCGGGAGTACCATAACTTTAGGAATGCAGATGAATCGTAGAAACTTTCTTTCGACATTGGTTGGTGCTGTAGCGGCAGCGATTCTACCGAAGTCGAAGATCCAAACGTATACGACACCGTTTATAGTTCCCAGCGCTGGCATATACACCTACCGGTACGTTTATCGGAATATTGTGACAGGCTGTTCCTCAGATGCGTCTCCAGTGACGCCATCGCACACGTTCATGATGCCAGAGCATGACGTGATCGATATATATCGCATCCAAGACAGCGGTGAGTTTGAGTGGGTGGCGACCAAGTAAAGATAATGTTAGGAGTACACTCTTCACATGAACGCTCCGAGACATGTGGTTGGTGGTCCTAACGATTTATTCAAACGGCTAGATGAAGGGTTATGCGCTCTCTATCCGTGTCCCGGTCGGCTACTGTTGCATGATGCCGAAACCAAGTATGCGCTTTGTCCGGAATGGATCAATGAGCACAACGTCAAGAACGGCTATCCACCCTGCACAGAGCCCGTTGAAGTGACGACCTACACCTATCGGTGTCTTGAATGCGGCCATGAAGTGGTGAGCACGAAGTTTCTGGATACAGCCTTAATGAACTAAAAAGCCGATGGCCAATCCAGAATCTGGACTGGCCATCTTTGTTGGTGAGCACAGGCAGACAGAGCCGTACCCTCGTAAGGTGAGAACAGTATACCTCTTGACATGTTCGCAATATTAGCTTACAGTCCTTCTCATGTGGCGCAAAGAGGATGTAATCAAGAAACTCCGGGAGAAGCAGGGGACTCGTTCTCTGCGTACTTATGCAAAGACAATAGGCTGTTCTGCTGCTTATCTAAGCGATGTGTACAGCGACAAACGCGAGCCCGGACCAAAGCTGCTTGACCATCTCGATCTTGAGTGCCAAACCACGGTCACAAAAATTTATGTCAAGAGGAGATGGAGATGAAGAAGGTTCTTGTTTCATTTATTCAGGATCGGTCGGGGAGTATGGCAACGGTGTGGGATGAGACGCTTAACGGATTCAAGACTTATGTCGAGAATCTGCAAGCGGACGAAAAGAAAGATGACGAGATTGAGTACTTGTTCTCGTTGACCACATTTGACACCGTGATCGAAACCCCGCATATCGGCGATAAGATCGCGAACGTAGATGGAACGATCCTCAAGAAGCATGGCCCAAGAAACGCAACCGCTCTCTATGATGCTGTCGGAAAGACGTTGCAGGCTATTGACGACAACAAGTCGCTGACCTTTGACAAGGCCATTGTTGTGATCGTCACCGATGGACAGGAGAACTCCAGCCGCGAGTGGTCAAAGGATGCGCTACACTCTGCAATTGACGAGCGCGTGAAAAGAGGCAACTGGACGTTTACATATCTCGGCACACAGCCGGAGACATGGGATGACGCGCAGTCTCTGGGTATAGGTGTTGGTGCATCTGCTTCCTATAATGCGAACAACGCACATGCAACTTACGCCACTATGGCAGCGGCGACCATGAGTATGGGAAGAGCACAAGCATCAGGATCGCGCAGCTTCATGAGTGAAAATACCACTCGGTCAATGCGCGCATCTGTTGGAATGAAGACCGCTGATGACGACGATAAAACTGTTGGCGTTGGTACTGTGACAAGCCGTATTCCGCATAGTGGCGGTATTCCAGCCAAGCCTGCTGCTCCGCGCCGCCCGATACCGACAAGAACGTCCGATCCAAACAAAAAATGGAAATAAGTAGTTGACATTCTGCGCCAACTTGTCATAACGTAGAAAACGACATGAAATTTAACCGAGCCAATTCGACACGTACGTTTACCCCAGCGCAACCGCAGGGTAATACGCTTTCGTGCGGCCCGGCTTAGATTCAACTGCTACAACGTAGCAAATGAGAGAAGCCCCCAGCCGAGCGAAAGCAAAGCTGGGGGTTTTGTTTTGGGAAAGTTTATGTTGTGCGGTCGTATAACGGAATTACACCTGACTGTTAATCAGGACGATGTGGGTCCGACTCCCACCTGCACAGCCAAGTCCACTGCTGTACGCTGAATCTCACTTCTTGGCCAATGTGCGTGCCTCCGGTGTGAGAGCTTTTAACGTACGGTGGTAGCGCTGTAAGTTGCCCGTTGGTGAAATTGGAATCACGGCTGACTCTGACTCAGCAATCCGGGGATCGTAACCTCGACGGGCAGCCAAGTTTTGATGGGAGTTCGTTCAATGGTAGGACGCGAGATTTTGGTCCTCGCTACGAGTGTTCGATTCACTCACTCCCAGCCAAGTTTGCGGGCGTAGTTCAATGGTAGAGCATCACGTTGCCGACGTGACTATGGCAGTTCAAATCTGCTCGCTCGCTCCAAGAAAGGAGCCGATATGCAGCACGAGATGTTTTTGATGAGTGCCGATATGCGCGAAGTATATGCGCGGCTGTCGGCCAAGCGTAAGGCCGATGTGGCTGATCATAGCGCTCCCCTCGTAAGGGAGAACACGCGAGCTAATACCTCGCCATCGGCTCCAGATTCTGGACAAGAAGGATGTAATATGAATCCATCAGGCTAGGTATGGTCAGGCCGGGTTCGGTCCAGTTCGGTCGGGCGTGGCAAGGAATGGCTTGGCTTGGTATGGCATGGGAAAGGAGGCGTTGAGTGGCAAATCTGATGAAACAACCAGTGCTGCAACTCAACGCCTCACTAGAAGCACTCAGAATTATCAGCGCAAAAAAGGCGTTGACGTTGATCACGAAAGGTATTGCGACGACTGAAGTGTCAACCAACATTCAAGTCTATCCGCATATCTTCCTGCCGAGCGTGATCAGATTGCGCCATTATGCCAAGGTACCGCACAAAAGACCGATTCCGTCACGGAGAAATATTTTCACGAGAGACGGTTTCAAGTGTCTGTACTGCGGCGCTCCTGCTTCGAAGGTGACGCTCGAACTTGAGCACATTTACCCGCGAAGCCGTGGCGGTTTGTCATCGTGGGACAACCTCTGTTCGGCATGCAGGTCGTGTAATCAGAAGAAGCGCGATATGACGCCGGAAGAAGCTGGAATGAAACTGATTCATAAGCCGCTGCCTTCAAGTATCCATACGCCGCGATTTATCTTGAAAATGCTCGGCGCAGAAATCAATGCGTGGGCCCCGTATTTATGGAATGACAGTACGGGTGACACGAGATTTCAGTACGTGCTGCACTAGGAAGGCGATCCTGAATTTTAACCATTGCACTCGAAGCATAGTCGGAGATGCCCTCGGCTTGTATCCGAGAGAACAGAGTTCGAATCTCTGCGAGTGCTCCAAGTTACTGGGATACGCTGTATGAGTAGGCCGCGATGTCGCCCATTCTTAACGTATCCCGGTTGCGCAAAGTTTCATGGGGAAAGTGGCCGAGAGGTAAGGCGCTTGATTGTGGATCAAGTTTTACCCGGATTCGAGTTCCGGCTTTCCCCCCAATTTGGGCAAGTGTCGAGGACGCTAAACTCGGCGTGGTAACGTTCTGTAGCGTAGAAATTCTACAGGTGGTGGATACCGCATCCTATTAGCTTTTGCGCCCAGATAGGACTGGGTAATGGAGGATTTCATTGTCTGTGATGCTTACGATGGTAAGCAAAGGAAGTTGTATTGGTTTAACTGTCTAACATGCAAGTGGCCATTTCTTGCTCCTAAGTACGATGGGCCAAAATACAGGAGCAGAAAATACTGCTGTGCGGGATGTGCTCAAATTGGTGGGCGTACAAAGACATCTGTGATTTGCGATCTTTGTAAGAAGGAATTTAAGAAAAAACCTTCTTCATTTGGCAACTCAAAGAGTGGTTTGTATTTCTGCTCTAGGGAGTGCAAAGACAAGGCACAGAGGCTTGAAAGTAACTTTCCCAGTATTCATCCTTCTCATTATGGAACTAGGGAAGGACCTTATCGGGAGATTGCCTTCAGACACCACCCACACAAATGTAATAGGTGTGGATTTGATCAGTATATGGGATGTTGAAAGTGCATCACAAGGACCGAAACCGTTCAAATAACGATCCATGTAATTTAGAAATTCTTTGTCCGACTTGCCACGATTTGGAGCATTTTCTTAAGGGAGATGGAATGTATTCTGGAGGGAAAACACGGGGGTGTGGTGAAACTGTGATCACAGAACTCTTGCAAAGTTCAGTTCGGGGTTAGATTCCCCGCACCTCCACCATAGTTTTGCCAACTGCGTAGGTATGGTTATTACGCTCGCCTGAAGAGCGAGAGCAAAGCGTTCGATTCGCTTAGTTGGCACCATATAGGAGGCGACATGTCACAGGTTTACGTACAGACCGAAGAGTGCTATCACAAGTCTGAAAAGCGAAAGGCTGCACTGTTTCCGTTTTGTCCGATGGGTCCGGATGTTGCATTTATCGAGCCGGGTCAACTTGTGGACGTACTCAACTCGGCGGCGGAAAATGGTCCTGAGCGGCATTATGTTGTGAAGGAAGAGAAACGAGGTTGCGATGCGTGATTCGAGAATTGAAACGCTGGAAGCATTTGGAAAATTTAGTATCTGCGTCTACCTCGCATTGGTTGGGATTTTGTGCATTGTGGCCGTAGTAGCAAATTGGAATTAAATATCGGGGTATAGTGTAGCGAAAACACTCCGCGCCTGGGACGCGGCATCTGAGGTTTAAATCCTCATACCCCGACCATCCCTTTTAGGGGCTGTAGCTCATCTGGATAGAGAGCGCCGAGCTACGAACTCGGAGGTAGCAGGTTCAAGTCCTGTCAGCCCTTCCATAAAAAAGCGCAGATTTTAATTGCGCGCATCGCGAAACTGATGTAGAGTTGTGAAGTTGGGCTCAGGCCCAAGAAAGTTCTTTGAGAGTTTTTGAGTTTGCGTCTATTGTTGAGCGTACATGGATAGCTCATTTGGTAGAGCATCAGACTTGTAATCTGAGGGTAGTCGGTTCAATTCCGATTCCGTTCCCGAAAGGGAATCGCTCAACGTCTTGACGCAATAAGTTTGGGTTGTACGTTTCAGGTTACATGTTATCTTGGTTCGAATCCAAGATTCACCGTGAGGTGAATTAGCCGAATGGTTAGGCACCTGACTTCAAATCAGGCATTCCCGAAAGGGATGCTACCTGAGAGACTTCAACCCATTAAGTTGTGGGGGGCTAAAAAACAAACCGAGATCGACTTTCCGTTTCGACGGACACTTTTCTTGGCTACATGGCAAAGAGTAACATTTGGTTGTAACTCTACTGCGTTCGAATCGCAGGCCCTCCACCATAAGATGAGCCGGGTTAGCAAAACGGTAACGCCACTAGCACCTTTACGGGCAACCGTATAACCCAAGTGGATACATGCACAGGTCGCATAGTCCTGAACACGCTGGTTCAACTCCAGCACCCGGCTCCACTAGATTGGCGTTTATTTTGTTGGGTACATGTCCTTTGGCGACCGAGACGCGGGTTCGAATCCCGCCGAGAAGCCTAGCTTCTCGTGGTGCAGCGGCAGCACGCGTAAACATCCAGCAAGCCTTAACGCCATAAAGTTACGGGGAACCTAAGAGGTTCCAAACGACTTAGCAGAAATGCTCACTGTCGTTGGATACATGCTTAATCGGGCTTCGGCTCGGTAATCTCGGCTCAAAACCGGGGTTCCCCGTCAACAAAAGGAAGACGCCTTGCGTGGTCAACGAATTCACAAAATAATCAACGTGGACGAAAACGCAATGATGGGTGAATGTGCCCATTGTGGTCTAGTGCGCGTCAAGAAGAAAAACCGAGGGATGCGCTTTGCTTGTTCTCTTGCCGAAAATAGGTTTAAGGGGCAGAAGCGTACCGGTAGTCGAATTCGTAAATCCAAGGATGGTGAGTCGCCATATTGGGCCACGTCTGAATCTAAGAAAAGGCGCGAGGCAAAGAAGTCGGTTCAGGTATGCGAGATTTGTGGATGTGGTCCAACTTCAAAAGGATTTCAGTGGGACCACGATCACGAAACCGGAAAATTTAGAGGTTTTCTATGCCAGCGTTGTAATTGCGCTCTAGGGTTATTTATGGACGATGAAGAAAATTTGTTGTGCGCCATTGAGTACCTAAGACGGCATAAAAGTAAAGCGGCCTAACTTTTCATCACGGGAGGATGAACACCATGGCAGAGCAGGGCGTAACACGTCAGCGTATCGTCGCTGAACTTTCCAAGTCATCTCACGGTGCTCTCAAGGAGTACCTCGACATCGGCCTCAAGGCCGTCCTACAGGAAGGCGAGTTCTTCCAGCACCTGATTGCGTGGGATCGCACTCATGGCCAGGTTCGCGACAGCAAGGTAGCGCTGCCGGTCATCGGCCTTGCCTACGAGAAGGACGCCGAACTGGCGGACAACTCGCTGGCGCATATTGCTCTCTTGGGACCGCGCGAGTTGGCGCGTGCCTACAGGTTTGCTCTGGAACTGCGGTTGCCGGGTAAGATGCGGCAGCTTCGCCGGTTGGTGGAGGGATATCTTCACCAGAAGGAGCAGGATCGCGGCTGGGACCATCTCGCAGTACAGCACCGTAGCACACTGAAAGAGCTTTATGCCCTTGCGCACGCGAAGCCGGAGAAGGAGCGTACCAACGTCGTGCTGTACGGTCGCAATTTCGACAAGACCAAGGCTCCGTTGCCGAAGGGCAGTGTCTTTGAGGTGGTTGCTCACCTGAAGGACATGGCACCGGTTGAGGCGGCGGGCGCGATCTCGAAATACAAGATCCCGTTTCTGATCGCCATGGGCGCTCTGGGTGCCAAGGCAAAGGACACCGATCTCGTGCTGGCACTGATGGCGCGCATGTCGGCGACCGAGTTGCAGACCAACGTGAAGATGTTAGAGAAGCTGGGTATGAAGACCAACCCGGCGCTGCGCGCGGCCTTCGAGGAAGGACTGAAGAAGGTGGCCACGTCCAAGCAGACCACGCTGAAGACGACTGCGGCTATCGATGCTGTCGATGACGAAGGCTTGAAGGACAAGCTCCGCGCAGTACAGGCGAAGCAGATCGCGGCGGCAGGCGGACCGGACGGCAACTGGCTGGTCTTGGCCGACAAGAGCGGTAGCATGCGTGACGCTATCGAGATCTCGCGGCACGTCTCCGCAACTCTTGCCCAGTACGTGAAGGGTAAGGTCTGGCTGGTGTTCTTCGATACGGCTCCGATGTCGGTGGAAGTGACCGGCTCGTCGCTCGATCAGATCAAGAAGGCGACGCAGCACATCAGCGCTGGTGGTGGAACGTCCATTGGCTGCGGTTTGAACCGGCTCCTTGTCGAGAAGACTGAGGTCGATGGCATCGCCATCATCTCGGACGGCGGCGAGGGCCACGCACCGTACTTTGCAGACGTATATAAGAAGTACGCGAAGATGATCGACAAGGACGTCCCGGTGTACTTCTACCAGTTGGCGGGAGACCCGGACTACCTGTCGGCACGGATGCAGCAGGCTGGAATCGAGATGACCACGTTCGATCTGCGTCGTGGTGCGGTGGACTACTATTCTCTGCCGAATACAGTTGCCACATTGCGATCTAATCAGTATTCTTTATGTGACGAAATATTGAGCACACCGCTTCTTAGCTTGAGCGATGTACTCACGTCCATAAAGGGGACCAATGCATCCACTAAGACTGCATACAGTGTCGCTGGGTGAGCGATTCGGAAAATGGACTGTTATCTCCGAGCTTCAGATGATGAAGCTCGGAGGACGCAATCAGGGAGTGGTTGAATGTCTTTGTGATTGCGGCAATCGGAAATTTGAAACACCTAAGATGCTGCGAAGAGGCCATTCCAAATCGTGTGGTTGTTTGAGGCGCGAACAACCGGGCAATAGTGAATGTTTTCCGTTGGTTCACGGAGAGTCCAAACATCCAACCTCGGAATATAGGAGTTGGATTTCAATGAAAGAAAGATGCCTCAAACCGCAAAGTGCCAGCTACTTGCGATATGGAGCGGTTGGTATAACAGTCTGCGATAAATGGCTCCATTCCTATGAAACGTTTCTGAGTGACATGGGGCGGAAGCCTACTCCTCAACACACGATTGATCGTGTTGATGGCTCAAAAGGGTATTCTCCTGAGAATTGTAAGTGGTCTACGAAACGAGAACAGGCGCAGAATAGGTCTTCTACGATCAATTTGACGTTTGGTGATGTAACTCTCCCGGTTGTCGAATGGGCAAGAAAACTAGGGCTTCATAAGTCTACTATTCTTGTGCGAATACAGAATGGATGGACATTGGAAGACACCTTGACCACGCCGAACTTATTACCGCGCGGAATGGTCACACACGGAACATCGTCTGCATATTCGTATCACGGTTGTCGATGCGATGTTTGCAAAGACGCAAGGGCTAAGGCGATGAGAGACTATCGCAAAAGTAAGAGCGAAGAATTGGTTGGTGCATGATGGCAGGCCACATGAAGAATTTCAGTCCGAAGGGGCGCAAGAGAAGCCCGAACATCTTTGTCGATCCTCGCAAGAGATCGGCGGAAAGGAGGAAAACCATGCTTCAGGAGTTTAAAAACTTCAATGTTGAGGCATCCGAAATCGAAGAGCTAGTTGCGCTGTCAGCCTTCGGGAAGATGCTTCGTGGCGAGTTCGAGGCTCAGAAGGTTCAGGTGCCGGAGTACGTTTCGGATAACTTGAATTCCATTTCCCGTGAAATCGATGCTCGGATGGCAGATCGTCGCGAGGCACGTAAGCGCGAGATCAAGAGTACGCTGGAAGGTCTCAAGTCCCGCGAGGAGAAGAGAGAGTCTCTAGAGAAGGAACTTGCCGAGTTACAGGCATAACTAAATTCAACACAAGAGGCGCACTGATTTGTGGTGCGCCTTTTACTTTCCTCTTATAATTGATACTATGCATTCGCTAGAACTAGTAACTCCAGAACAAACGTTTGGATATCTGACCACCGTTAGTGGTCCCCTATATCGCAACAACAAATGGGGTCGGCAACCGTATTGGCAATGTCTCTGTAAATGCGGTATCAGTGTTTGCGTTCGCCAAGCAAATCTACTCAACGGACATACGCAGTCATGTGGCTGCTACCGTACAGAACGCACCATAGAAACATTAGTTCGGCATGGCGAAAGCAAGCGTATAGGTATGCCATCGTCTCCAGAGTGGAGGGCGTGGGTTGCGATGAGGAGCCGTTGCACTAAGCCATCATCTAGATACTACAAACATTACGGAGGACGTGGCATTATTGTTTGTGAGCGCTGGCAGTCTTTTGAAAATTTCTTAGCTGATATGGGAAGAAAACCAAGTGTATCTCACAGTATAGAAAGATGTGATGTAAACGGAAATTACGCGCCAGATAATTGCGTATGGGCAACGGTTGAAGTTCAGGCACAAAATAAGCGGAATAGTGTCCTCCTTACTTTTCGTGGTGAAACATTATGCGCCGCCGAATGGTCGAGGCGCACAAAAATTAAGTATGAACTTCTCTTGAGAAGAAAACGGGATGGATGGGATGACGCAAGATGCTTTAAGGAGTTTGCCGCACTTGGCGAGACAGTTGGCGCATAACCGTCCAGAATCTGGATACAACAAGGGTGCTTTCGGGCACCCTTTCTTTTTGTTCTGCGGTATCTTTGATCATGCACAAAAAGAACGTGCAGAAGGCACCCAATCAGGTGTGGTGTGCGGTCTGCTTTTCATTGGGTCATCTATGTCGGGCTGATGGAAAAACAGCAGGACCACGGTGTCTTGGAATCTGTACACCATGTAAAGAATTAAGAGATTGCAAGATTGTGCTTGCGTCAAAAATAGAAGAGGAGTAAAGTGGTTTTCGTGCAGATAAGAACTTCCAAATCGATGACCGGGACCAAGCGGGTCTGGGGAGTTGTGTCATGAGGGTCTGAGTGCATACGCGGCACAATGACTCTCGCTTAGGCGGGAGTTTTTTATTGGATCTTTGAAATTTTGAGGGTGTAAGCTTAACTGGCCAAACTGTCGGTTTCCAACTCCGAACTTGCGCGTTCGAATCGTGCCACCCTCGCCATTCAAGGCACGTACCCAAGGCGGGAAGCGGCTCTCATAATGCCGTAAACTGGTTCGAGTCCAGACGTGCTACCAAGTTCACGGCGGCGTTAGCCTAGAGACGGTGGTGCAACGCCATCCCGCCGTGAAACGAATTTATGGGGGATAGCACCGGCTGTGCGGAGTGGATTTATAACCCACTGAAAGTTCTGGACTAGAGCGACGGGTAGGCTCGGCACCTACATCCCCTACCATGGGTCGCAGATGTTGACGGTAGCATAGATGGCTCTTACCCATCCTGACGGGATTCGACTTCCCGGCGACCCACCATATTGGTGTGTGTGATATTCTTAAAAGTAAATGAGATACTGTAATCGCTGCAAGAAGTATCGTGAAGACGAGAACTTTAACGCGAACAGTCGCCAAAAAGACGGTAAACAGCCTTGGTGTAGAGAATGCACTACTGAGTATAGTCATCGTTGGTATGAGGCAAATCGGGAAAAGCATTGTGAATATGTTCGGGAACACGATAAGACACCTCGCAAAATTCACAAATGTAAAGTATGCGGTAAAGGTGAACCTGAAGTTGAATTTGCGATTAAGAAGCAAGGCAACCGCTATTATCGGCGCTTCTTGTGCAGGGATTGCGAGGTTGAATACAAAAAACGATTTCCACGCGGAAAAAGGAGCCCTGAAGTAAGTAGTGATCGTGCTGTTCGAGCAGCGCTTCGAAGAGCCGACAGGAATAATAGGGCTACGTACATCATGCGAGATTCGCAGCGCAGCGATAAGAAACGTGGGCTAGATAACGACCTTGACAGAGAATTCATTGAAGCATTGATCGTGCGCCCATGCTCTTACTGTGCCGAAACCCAATTGATGATGACCCTCGATAGAATCGATAACAAGAGGGGTCACATTAAAATGAATGTGGTTCCAGCTTGTTACAGGTGTAATTATTTCCGTCGCGACATGCCTTATGAGGCGTGGATGTTATTGGTTCCTGGGTTGAGAAAAGCACAGAAGTTGGGAATGCTAGATGATTGGCATTGTGGTACCAAAAAGAAGCGTTTCGCAAGCGTAGCTCAAGAGGACGAGCAGAGATCTTTTAAATCTCAGGATGGGGCTTCGAGCGCCTCCGCTTGCACCAGTTTGCAGCCGTGACAGAACGGATTATGTGGCGCTCCTCTAAAGCGTTCAAAGGGTGTTCGACTCACCCCGGCTGCCCCATCAACCCGTGGTGAAACTGGAGATCACAATGCTCTCCTAAAGCATAGTTCCCGGATCGTATCCGGGCGGGTTGACCAAGTTTTGCAGGCGTGGTGAAATTGGAGATCACAAAGCTCTCCGAAGGCTTAATTAGCGGTTCGAGTCCGTTCGCTTGCTCCATAGTATCGCCGGGTTACATCAACGGTAGATCGGATGTCTTACAAGCATCTCACGCGGGTTCGACTCCTGCACCCGGCACCAAGGTTAGTAGTGCCCTGATACCTCAATTGGCAGAGGAACGGCATGGTAAGCCGTCTATCGCGGTTCGAGCCCGCGTCGGGGAACCATGCTCCTCTCGTCTAATGGCAAGACCACCGCCCGATTAGCGGTTGATGCGGATTCGACTTCTGCGAGGAGCACCAAAGTTGCGGGGGATGATCAACTGGTAGATCAGCAGCCTTCCAAGCTGCCGTCGTGAGACAAGCGGGTTCAAGTCCCGTCCCCCGCTCCACCTTCTGGTAGATTACTTCCATGGCCATAAATTATCCATCTCGTCTTTGGTGGTTGTGGTTTGATATATGTCGATTCCCTCGTACTTTATGGTTTCGATGGACACATCGGAAAGAGACACCAGAACAGCGTGAGCAAAGAATTGCTGAAACCGTAAAGAAGTTTCGCGCTATCTATAACGCCAGCCGTGCAGAATATGATGCCTCTCCAGATAGCAAAGCACTAATGGAGTGGCGTCGCGATATGGACGCCATGATGGATGAAATTTTAGGAAAAGAAGAATCTTGACATTCTGCGCTTTTGAGCGCATCATTACCTCAATCGCCAGTCCCTTCGAATCTTCTACGTAGTTTCTGTTCCCACCTTGAAGTAAATCCCCGTTTAAACCAAACCATCCTCACTCCTAGCTGGCAAAACCGGGTGGAAATCCCGGCCTGTCCAGAATCTGGATAAAATAGAACTTGCGCATACTCTGCGCTTGACGGATAATTGCGAGCATGGAGGGGAAGTGCCCAAGTTCGTCACTGGCCAGCGACCGATCTGGATCATCGAAGAGTCTCGTGATGGTGGTAAGACTTGGGCAATTTATCAGCCGTACCACGTCTACAAGAAAGAAGAATCTGCCGACCGGGCCGTAGAACGGTTCAAGGGATGGCGGTCAACGTATCGGAAGATGGGATATAGACCAATATCGGAGGGGTGATGAGATTTACGCAAATCGCAGTTCAAAACGAAACCAAGAATCTTCGTGCAGCCATTTGGGCTCTCAGTTCTTATGGTGAGATATACTTTCTTGTTTTCAGTGAGGGTGTGTGGCGGAAGCAAGAAGGACCTTCGGAACACACGTTGACTCAGCCCATTAAGGACCCGACAAGTGGGGCTGACATAATCGCGCTTGAGCGTAACCGGCAGATTCGCGAGGAAGGCTTCTCACCAGAACACGATGACGAGCACATCAAAGGTGAACTTGCCGCAGCAGCAGAGTGCTACGTAGCGTTTGCGACCGATCAGCTTGCAGGAGCGAATCCCGGTGGAGGGACTCCCCTACAGTGGCCGTGGTCGGCTGAGTGGTGGAAGCCGTCCCCTGATCCAATCAAGAACCTCAAACGTGGAGCCGCATTATGTGCCGCCGAGATCGACCGGCTGAAGCGTAAAGGATGACGATGATTTATCACTGGTGGATATGGGTATTGATTGGCGCGGCCATTGCCCTATGGCGTGTCCGAATTGTACTAGCGCTGGCTGTACTATTTCTTCCGGCAAGTTGGATTCGCGGATCTATGGAGAAGGCATTCAGAGAACGTAAGGGATGATCACCATGGACGTACTGGACGGTCCCGGCCCCAAGCGTGGGGATCTCGTCCAGACCAATGTAGGGGATAAACGGGAGCGAACATGGCTTGTAATTAACTCTCACAAGATCCGCGAAGGACGCTATAAGGTATTAATGGGAAGATGGTGGGAACTCGAAGTCGAGATGCGGGTGAACCTTGCCAGAAGTGCAGAACGGAACGGAGGGCAGAGAGTATTCACATTTCAACGATACAAGCCAAGGCGAAAGCCTGCATCAAAGAGGTACGAGAAATGGTGAAGCGGTGTCGTAATATCGCAGCCAAGATTCCGAAACTGCGCTTCTGTAAAGAGTGCTTGGAGCACGCCAAGAAGTTCAGAGTTGAGGATGAGATGTTACGGCAGGCGCGAGAAGGATTGTGGATCTGCCCGAATGCGAAAGAGCAGTGCGGGAAAAAAGTGGAATGAGCTACATCGACTTCATCCTTGGCAAAAAGCTGCCCGGTCGTAAGACGGATGTCTGGAAAGTTGTCTCTGTTCAAGATGGTGCGGAGTTGGGAGTAATCGGCTGGTATGGTCCGTGGCGAAAGTATTCGTTCTTCGTCACTGGAGGGAAGATTTTCGAGTCAAAGTGCCTTATGGATATCGTCCAGTTTCTGGACAGGGAAACGAAGGTGTACAAAGCTAAGCGTCAGGGGTCTTCTTAGGTCTGCCGCCTCTATATTCCGATCTCGGGTGGCTCTTGGCCGCAAGTTTACTAAAATATGAGGTCCCACGTTCTTTAAGTAGTTTTTCTCCTGCAATCCGCGCAATCGTTGCATAAAACGCAGGATCTGATTTAGATAGTTTTTCGGATTTCTTTTTCGAGCCCATGCGCGTAATATTATCATCAACCGGAGGGGAACGTGAACGATTTTCCATTAAATGCAGGCCGTGAAGTCCTGTCGCCTGTCCTTGAAGATGCCGATCCAAGCAAACGTCTGATCGCTGCAAAATGTCTTGGTTTGCTTATTGGATATGATGCGAGATGGCGCGAAGCTCCATACAAAATCGATTCTGTAGAAACAGTTATTACGAGTGATCTCTATAATCCAGAAACCCAGCGGAGGAGTCGTTCGTTTACGCTTGCAGGCAAACTTGATGTTCGCATGACGGACATCAAGACTGGCGAAAAGGTCATTCCAGACCACAAGACTGCCTCGCAAGATATCACCGATCCGAATGGCCCTTATTGGCGACAACTCGTTGTTGAGGGACAAGCGACACACTATATGCTTCTGTCGTGGCTCAACGGCGAGAAAGTTGACTATGCTTTATGGGATGTATGTCGGAAGCCCGGTATCAGCCCGAAAGCACTGTCGAAAGCTGATGCAAAAGCGGTTCTTGAAAGCAAAGTGTATTGCGAATACGCACTCGGCGACTCAGACCTTGATTCTCTAGGCAAGGACGGCAGAGAAACCGACATGATGTACTCGGCGCGTCTCGCTTATGATTGCTCTAAGGAGCGTCCTGAGTGGTATTTTCAGCGTAGACGTATTCCACGTCTTGATGCTGAAATCAGAGAGTACGGTATTGAATTGTGGGGGCACTCCCTAGACATTCTTGCGGCGAGAAACAGTGGTCGGTGGCCACGTAATTCTGGGGCATGTTTTCTCTATAATTCGCCATGCACTTACCTTGGGTTGTGCAGCGGACACGATGATCTTGAGAGTGGGAAATGGACTACGAAAGAGTGGGTTCATCCTGAACTGCCGGTATTGAATGACGGGCGTGGTACGGAGATTTTGACGAACAGTCGAATCAGATGCTTCCAAACGTGTCGTCGCAAGTTTCAATTGAAATATGAACTCGGGGTTGAAAAGATGGATGAAGAGGAGCGGGAGGCTCTTTGGTTTGGATCTCTTTGGCACTCATCCACTGAGCAGTTTTTCTTGGAAATGAAGCGTCAACAGGAGAAAGCAACATAACAAAGGAGAAGTATGGCTATTGCAGAACCGCGTGCTCCCCGGCTACCGCAGTTGGGAACAGTCGCAAACACACAATCAATTGCCGCAAGAGTATTTTCGCTTACGGATGTGACGAGTAAAGTGAACACACCGAATCGTTATGGGTGCTATGCCCCTATCGGTTTTGGAAAAACTTCACTCTTCGCCTATTCGCCATCGCCGATATTTTTGACAACACGCGGCGAAACCGGGCTCCAAAAGTTGATTGAAACAGGTCAACTTCCAGAAATACCCCACCTTCCAGAATTACTTACTTGGGCTGACGTGCTTGCTGCCGTAACCTTCCTTCGCAAAGAAGAGCACTCATTCAAAACAATGGTGCTCGATACAGCCAACGGTGCCGAGCGTCTTATGCATGAGTTTGTGTGTGAGCGCGACTTTTCAGGCGACTGGACCGACCGTGGGTTTATGGGTTACATGCGCGGCTACGAGGTCTCTCTTGCGGACTGGCGTATGTTCCTTAACTCTCTTGATGAATTACAGAGAGAACGCGGGATGACGATTGTGTTTTTGTTCCATTCTCGCGTGAAGACTTTCAAGAACCCAGCCGGTCCAGATTTCGACCGTTACGCTCCCGAACTTCACGAGAAGACATGGAGCCTTACGAAAGGGTGGCTTGACTGCATTCTCTTTGGCAACTTTGAGGTTACAGTTCGCGGTGGAGGAAAGGCGGTTGATCCGATGAAGAAGGGGAAGGTTGCCGATGTAGCTCCGCGCATTCTGTACACCAACTCAGATAATCCAACCTACGACGCCAAGAACAGACTTGGGTTGCCGGAAGAGATCGAGTTGGGTGAAACAGCCAAGGATGGATGGAATAGCTTTGCAACCGCCCTCAAAGAGAGCAGAAAGGCTGTGCAGCAATGAGTGGACCTCAGTACCAAGAAGGCGTGCATATCGGAGAGATCAAGAATCAGGCACTCTCCAAAGCGAAGACCGGCAACTACCAAGTTGTGTTGGGAGTCAAGATTCTCGGTATTCCAAACGAGGATGGTAGCTATGATCCGCATAAGTTTCAAAACGCGAGAACTATCTACCTTACGATCACAGACAAGACGATTGATTTTGTCATACCGAAACTGGAAGCCATCGGCTTTACGGGGTCCAGTTTTGGACAAATCGACCCAGCACATGCACAGTCTGTCAATTTGGTTGGTCAGCAAGTTGATCTATGGTGTAAGCATGAAACCGGCCAAGACGGCCAGTTAAGAGAAAAGTGGGATATTTCCACCGGCCTAAAAGGCGTGCAGACGGAAGCTCTGACTACGAAAGAGATTCGGCAACTCGATACGTTGTTTGGGAAGGCCCTCAAGAACAAACCTCAAAGCAATGTCTCAACCAAACAGCGATCAGCGCCCGTCAAGGAAGAGAATGTAAATCAAGAAGGACCTCCGGAAGAGGATTCATCTGATCCCGGTATTAGCGACGACGACATTCCCTTCTGAGGTACAAAGGGGAGCGTGAAAACATGCTCCCCTTTTTTAAACAATCCAGAATCTGGACGCAAGTGTTGTATGGCACGGTGAGGTATGGCGTGGTTCGGCGCGGTCGGGCTAGGCGAGGTTTGGCGTGGGGAGAGGGACGCTTTAATCGTCCCTCTCTAATTTAGTTGTCCGGGAGAGAGAAGATGCCAGCAAGAATCATGATGGAAACGGTTGCGTTGAGGTACGAATTTTCTGATAGAGAACTGGCCGATATGGGTAAACAAATCGGCGGCATCTACCAAGAGAAGCAGTCTCTTGACGAAGAAGAGTCCGCGATGAAGGCGCAAATCAAAGAGCGCAAGTCAGCGTTGGAACTCAAAATTGGTTCTCTTTCGAGAACCCTTAACACTGGTTTCGAGATTCGCCAAATCGAGTGTTCCTTGGGATGGGATCAGCCGTCAGTCGGAGAAATTTCGTATTTTCGCAAAGACACTGGCGAGTTGGTTAAGGTACGCGCTCAGACGGTCGCGGAGAGGCAATTAGATTTACCCCTCGAAGGCAATGGCGGTCCTCAACTGCTGGAATTTCCACAACAGGTGGAAAAGTCTGTGGAGAAGTCCGCAGCAGCCATCAGTGAATTTTTTGACACTGCGGACAAAGCTCAGCCGGTCGAAGAGAAGGTTGTGGTTGTTCCGCCCGGCGAGCCGACAGAAGCGGACCTTGACGCTGATGCTGAGGAGAAGGAGATCCTAGCAGCAACGGCTCACGTAGAGCACCCAGAGCCCCCTGTAGACTGGCAAGGCTCTCAGGAAGAGTATGAGGCCATGCTGTCAGCACAGAGCGCTGTAGCGGCCACAGAACTGCCGCCAATGTCGCCGCCAGCAAAGGGAGCCAGCAGAAAAAGGAAGTCTTGACGCTGGCTTAGATCTGAAGTCTAATCAAGGCTAGCGCCCCTGCTGCGCGTGGCCCGCTCCCTTTCCCCTCCAAGGTTGAGAAGCGGGCCAGAATCTCGGCGGGTCGGTTTCATTCCGGTTACCGACCCGCTGTGAAGTCATAAAGCGCAGAGTATAAACATCTTGACAGCATCGAAATAATCATTATGATTCTTTGCAGGGCTTGATCACCCTGCCACCGCCAGCGTAAAGTTCCGGGGTCGTTCTCAAACGGCCCCGCGAAACTTTAAGGCGGCTGGTGATTCGCTGGCAACTTTCTCCACGTAATTTTATGGGTCCGTGACGACGGGAGAATTGTGCCTTTGTATTCGATGCGGGGTTTGAATGACTACTCAGGAACGTATCGATGAGGCAATGCGTGCGGTTGGAAAATCATTTGAGGACGACGAAGCGGCGTTAAATCGTCTGCGTAATACCATCACGAAATATCCAAAAGTGACTCTACAGGATGCGTGGGACGCACTTCCAATGCTCTTTTGGTTGGGTATACTCGACGCCGATCAACTTAGCTCGATGCCGTACTCGGAATTTCTTCAAACACCGTACTGGATAGCGGTTTCTGATCATGTTAAAACAAGACGCCCATGGTGTGCTTTATGTTGTGAACCTTTTGCCGGACCACTAGAGGTTCATCACCGTACATATAAACACCGAGGGGATGAATGGCGTCATCTTGACGACCTTACTGTGTTGTGTCGTGAATGCCATGAATGGATTAGCCAGAAAGGGAGGGGAAAGTGAGACATGGAAATCCAAAGACCGATTTGTACTGGAAGCTGAAAAAGAGACAGAAGGCGTGTTGTTATATTTGCGAGCTTCCTGAGTACGAGTACGGCAAGCACTTTGATATGCATCGTCTAGTATCTGGCAAAAATGGCGGCGAGTATATAGAAGAGAACGTCCTTCTGATGTGTCGGAAATGTCATCGGAAGGCAGAGGGTATGACACGGAGCCAAATTGACACAGTTGCTCAATTTTTCACCGGTACATTTATCCCAGAAGAGGATGAGAGTGATGATCCCGAACTGGAGGATGCATGAGCGATTCGGTTCGTGATCTTCGCGGTGGGGACTGGGCTTGGTTTGGAAAAGCCGTTCTGAGAATGAATCTTGGATGGAAGGCCAACCTTGCCTATATGGGGATCGTCTTCTTTTTGAACAACGAAACCCATTCATGTTTTCCAAGCCTGAAGAAACTATCAGAACAGGTTGGAACGTCGAAAGACACTATCATTCGAGGAATAAAGGATTTAGAGGCTGCTGGTTTAGTTCGGGTTGACCGCAGAATTGATGAAGGGAACAACCAATCCAGTGTATATAATCTCTTGCCTATACCTGTCGCTAATAGCGACAAGGGTACCGCTGACAGCGTTACGGTTGTCGCGGACAGCGACAAGGGTTGTCGCTCACAGCCACTACCCCTTGTCGCCAATAGCGACAATAACAAGAATGATTTTAAAAAGGAAGAAATAGACGAAGTTCCTGAATGGGTTCCTCTAGAGGCTTGGAATGGATGGCTAGCTAATCGCAAGAAGAAAAAATCTCCAGTCATAGGGAGATCAAGAATGATTGCGTTAAACAAACTGGAAAAGTGGTATGAAGAGGGATACGACCTCGTCCAGATTCTGGACGCCGCGACGTTTGGAAATTGGCAAGGGCTTTATCTTCCAAAAGGTGACGATGGTCAACCGATAAGACCAAAGGTCCGTAAGTACCGGGCTGGCGATCCACGCAACCCGGCTGATTGGCTTGCCGCACAAGTGGTGGAGGATGATCTGTGATCTTCACATTTGAGCAAGCCCGCAAGTATTTCGAATATCGGTTGCCTGATGAGAAGATACCGGCTCGTGATTCCATCAGTGTGCGCTGTCCATTTCACGCAGACCGTACTGCCAGCATGGCCATTAAACTTTCAGAAGCTGTATGGATGTGTCATGCAGGATGTGGATCTGGGGGGATTCTAGATTTTGAACGCATGATGTTTCCGGGAGGGGATCTTGATTCATGGTGGGCAACGATTACCAAGATTTGTGGGCTGGAGCCAAACAAGCGTGGTGAGCGTAATCTTGGAACGCTGGTGGCAACCTACGATTACCAAGATGCAACCGGAAAACTTGTATTTCAAAAGCTGCGCTATGAACCAAAGAACTTCCTACAAAGAAAACCAAATGCGAAGGGTGGATGGGATTATCGTCTGACAGGCATCACGAAGCCGCTTTACCATCTTCCAGAGCTAATTACATGCCAAGTGGCGATGGTAGCCGAGGGAGAGAAAGATGCAGACGCGCTAAAAGCACTGCCGTGGGCATCATTGGCAAACGGAAAGCCGATGCCAGTGGTGTCGGCAACCTGCAATTTTGATGGAGCGGGTCCAGGAAAATGGAAGGACGAATATGCGCCATATTTTGCCGGGAGAATTACTGTTATTTTCCCAGATAACGATGAGCCGGGACGTATCCACGCGAAAGAAGTAGCGAAGTCGGTTGCTCGATATGCTCACAGCGTGAAAGTTGTTGAATTGCCGGGACTGGAAGAGCATGGTGACGTTTCAGACTATATTGCTGACCATTCTGTCTCTGACTTAATGACAATCATTAAATCTACATCACACTGGACGCCAGAGGTACAGGTTGTTAAAGAAATTAGACCATTCTTTGTCCCCCCATCGGAAATTATGCGTGGTCAGCCAGACGTGGAGTGGTTGGTGCCGGGAATTATCCATAAGGGCGGTAAGGGTTTGATTGTTGCAGCGCCAAAGGCGGGTAAAAGTCTTCTTGCGGTGGACCTTGCTGTCGCACTGGCGTCGCAACAGTCATGGTTGGGACAGCCAATATTATCTCGACAGGTTCGTACCGCAGTCGTGAGTAGAGAAGATGGTCCTGCTATGACCAAGCGCCGCGTTGGTCAATTTGTAACCGCCAGAGGTTTGACATGGGATTTGCTTGATAAGTGGATACGGTTTAACACGTATGAGCAAAAAAATTCTTTTTCGATCCAGAGCGATTCCGATCTCGAAGAAGTGATTAAGTGGATCAAGCAGGAAGAGATTGAACTTTGTATCTTCGACGTGTTAAACGTTTTACACGGCTCGGACGAGAACAGCAACACGGCAATGACTCAAGTGATGAAACGGTTCGATTCTATTAAAGATGCGACAGGTGTGGATCTCGCAATCGTTCATCACGACAAGAAAGATTCTACTGAAGGAAGTAAGAAGCCACGTGGCGCATCTGCGATTGATTCGTGGTGGGAGTGGAAAGTCAGTATTTCGCCAAAACAGGACGATGAGAAGGTAAAGCAAGTTTATTTTGGATCAAAAGCTGTAGCAGCGCATGCGGCGTTGACGATTGAGTTTATATCTGAGGGCGAATCGATTTCGATTGTGCCTTCATATTCAAATGATCGACCAACAACAACTGTAACGACAGCTAAACGGACACGCAAACGGGATGAGCAACGGCCATTGTATGACGAGGATTAGGGAGGGGAACCATGGAACAACCAACATTGGAATTTGAAAAAACACCAACTATTGGAACTCTCAATGCATTGGTGCTTACGATTATGTCAGATGGAAATTGGTACATGCCATGGGAGCTTTGCGCTGAAGTCAAAAGGCGAACAGGGGTGCTCATTAGTGATTCATCATCGAGTGCTCGTCTGAGAGATCTTCGTAAGGCGAAATATGGTGGCCATATCGTCGAGAAACGCCGTCGCCAAGAATCGACAGCGTATGAATACAGGCTTACGCAGTAGCGTCTTCCGGGAGAGGACAAAAGGAGAGCAATATGTCTGAGGTAATGGA